TCGTCCCAGTGCTGTTTATGGGCCACTTGATGTTGAAGACCGAGTTGTTGCCAAATTCATGCTCACAGCAATGCGCGGCGGAGTGCTCCGAGTTAATGGAGCAAACGAAACCTTAGACTTTACCTATGTGGATGATGTGGCTGATGGCATTGTTGCTGCCGCAACACGCATCATGTGCCGTAACATGACATTCAATATTACCAAGAGCCATTCAGTAAGCCTGCTGGAAGCCGCAGAAATGATTGTGAAGATTGTGGGCCAGGGCACCGTTGAGGTGCAGGACCGAGATGCAGACTTCCCCAGTCGCGGTGCATTAAACATTGACAGGGCTAGAACCATTTTGAGTTTTGATCCCCGAGTGGACATAGAACAAGGATTCCAAAAGTATTATGAGTATCTTACAAATTCCCTTTACCGGAATCCGACGACAGTATAACAATCTCCGTACTGAGATCTTGGAGGCAACAGACACAGTGTTGCGTTCAGGTGTTCTCATGAGTGGCAACTACACCTACGAGTTTGAAGACTGGCTGGCTCGTCGCAATCATGTACCTTATGCTGTGACCTGTCATTCAGGTACGCAAGCACTGGAAATCATTGCTGAGTGGTATATGTTGCAAGCAGGTCGACCCGATACTCCCACTGTGGCGGTGCCTACACTGACTTATCCGGCCACACTGAACGCATTTGTGCGCACAGGCTGGAACATACGCATTATAGATACTGATCGATATGGTCTAATGGATATTGATCGTGAAGATCAACTGGAACACGGAGCAAACATTCAGGCCATATGTGGGGTTGGTCTATACGGTCAGGCATTGCACAGCATACACCAAAGCCTTTGGACATTGACTTTGCCTATCATAGAGGATGGAGCACAGCACTGGCTCAGCAATGACTGTAAACGTGTGGGCGACTGTGCTATCAGTTTTGATCCCACAAAGAATCTAGCCAACTACGGTAATGGTGGTGCCGTGATCACTGCCAATCGTGAGCTGATGGAATTTGCTAGAAACTGGGTCAGCAATGGCAAGCATAGTCGACATGCCGAAACAGGTACCAACAGCAGAATGAGTGAAATAGATTCGGCGCAGATGTTGGTAAAAACTCGCTACATTGACCAGTGGCAACAGCGTAGGCGGACCATTGCTCAACACTGGATGGAGATGTTGAAGCACAAGCCTTGGATCACTTGTTTGATTGATGACAGTAACTTTGATACACATTGTTTTCACAAGTTTGTGATCCATGTGGACAATCGAGACATTGTACAACGCAATCTTGCCTTGCGTGGTGTTGAGACCCGAGTACACTACCCAACTCCCATGCATGAGTTGCCAGCATATCAACACTACCAGGGTCCAGACCTGTTGAGTGCTGGCAGCAGTCTAGCACGTAGATGCCTGAGCTTGCCTATCTATCCTGAACTAACAGACTTGGAAGTTGAGTATGTTATTGATTCGTTACTGGATTGTGTTGCATGATCAACTATAAAGATATACGTGACGTTCATCTTGAACTTAGCACTTTTTGTAACGCCGCATGTCCATTATGCCCACGAAATTTCTTTGGATATGAATATAATAATGGGTATCCAGAAACACATTTTACATTAGAAAATTCAAAAAAAATCTTCACCACTGATTTTTTACAACAATTGAAGGGGATTCGCGTCTGTGGAAATTTTGGAGATATTGTCATGAATCCCGAAGGGTTACAGATCATTGAGTATTTCAAACAACAAAATCCTAATTTACACATCAGCATTTATACAAATGGATCTGCTAGAGATAAAAGTTTTTGGAAAGGACTTGCCGATTTGAAAGTTCATATATACTTTTGTCTTGATGGATTAGCGGATACGCATCATCTATATAGACAAAATACAATATGGGATACAGTAATAAAAAATGCAAAAACTTTTATTGAGGCCGGTGGCAAAGCAATCTGGAAGATGATTGAATTTAAACATAATCAGCATCAAATTGAACAATGTCGCAAATTGAGTCAGACATTGGGGTTTGCTAATTTTGAATTGACCAACGAAGGACGTAGCACCGGTCCAGTGTTTAATCATTGCGGCGAACACACGCACAATCTTGGGTCTGTTGACGGGTCAACAGACTTTAAAATCTTGTTTGACAAGAAAAAAACCGACACAATACAGATAGAAGACGTGGTCGACGCCGACTCTACAAAAAAACATGTTTCGTGCTGGGCAGTGAAACGATCCAGTATCTACATATCGGCATATGGAGAAGTTAGTCCCTGTTGCTGGACCGGATTTGCGCCATCAACTTATGGTTCAGGAACATATCACCAGGCAATCAACAGTCAATTACAACCATTGATATCAAAAAATAATGCATTACAATACCCATTAGAAGAATGCATCGAATGGTTTTCTTTAATACAATCGGCCTGGAATATTGAGACTTACCAACAAGGTAGACTTGTAGTATGCGATCACAACTGCGGACATTAATTTGCTATTAGACTGCGTTTCATAAACGCATACGTAGCCAGCCACGACCACTCGTAACTCTTTCGCAGTTCCGCAAAGTCACCGTCAACTGAGTCGTAGTACTCCACAGCGTCTTCGGCACCCTTGCGACTCCATTGCCCGGCTGTGGTATCAACAGTGAGCCACTTGTTGAGTCTGTGCTCACTTTCCACATCAGGCAAGCTGGCTCGCAGTTTGAGCACTTCGCGGAATGCAGTGCGCCAGCATGCCCAGTCGTCGGTGTGATAGTTGGCTGTGCCGGATACAATGGGCACAACTTCATGCAGTTGATCTAGTGTGAAGTCCAGGCCCTGCCCTGTATTTTCCAACACCAGTCGTTTATTGTATGCAATCATGGCCTGGTGACCGTATACCAATCCGTTCACAGGATTGTGTGCATGAAATATGTAGTGTTTGGCCTGTTGCATGCGATCAGGTTGCCAAGCCCAGTCAAACTGTTCATTGACTTGTAGTTTAGCAAACACAGCAAAAAACCAAGGCGTTGTGCTGGCCTCGGCGGCTGCATGATATGCTGCCACACGTCCGTTGATGCCTTTGACCCAATGTACACGAGAAGAAGTGCCGAGTGTTGTCGAACATAAATGTTCATAGTTGCGTCTTGCCTCGCTTTCACCATTGCTGATAAACACAATGTCCAGTTGTGGATCTTTCAACATCCTGTGCGAACGATCTATGTATGGGTAATCGTACAACTGTGTTTGTATATAAGGAACAGCCACACGCGGTACCACCACAGTTCCAGCACCGTCGCTGACGGGCACAATGGTCTTGGTTTTTTCACGCCACAGTGACACAGTGACCAGGTTGCCGGGCACATAATCATGATTGGTAAACGTGGCCAAGGGACCGGCCCACTCGGTTGTTTTTACTGCATCCACTTGACTGTCGGCATCGTGTACAATCACTGGCATGGGCCTGCGTGGCACACTGACTGAAATAAAGTTTACATCGTACCAATCTAATAGTTCAAACTGATCAATGCGATTGCGGAATGTGGGCACATGCATGTAGAAGGTGTCACCAAACTTTTGATTGCCACTGGCGAACACATGAAGCATGGTGTTTTGCCACAGTTCGGGATGCCATGAGAAATCAAATGCAGTATAATCACACACACTGCTGACAATCCAGATATATTCGTGGTCAGTGGTTTTGGCTATGCGTGTGAGCACATCTTTGTAGTTGTCAAAGTATCGCACAGTGGCAACAGTGCCGGGCACCTGACCCGCATTGCCATCCAGATGATTGATTTCAACAATCGGTGTGATACCAGACTTGACATTGCCTCGCACTTGATCACAAAATTTGATATCTGTGGCGCCCGGAGTCACATATTGTGGCCCACCAGTTTTTTGGTGCTGTGTGCCAAACTGATACACATACAACGGTTCGGTGGGATCTGGGTGCCAACTCCAATCAAAGCTGCCCAACTCAAATGTGTCAGGTATGATCCAGGGTTCCGAGTCTGGCAGGCGTTTGAGTGCTGGCGTTTTTCTATAGTTGGTTTCACTGTAGCCGCCTCGCGGCACCAGGTATGTGCCGGCATCTTTTTGCCATTGGCTGGGCCAGGCATGCCGTTGATGACTTTCCCACGGCACTGGCTCCCATAAAAAATCCCAATCTGTGTAGTCAGTTAAATAATTGATCCACCAGAAATATCTAGTGCGACTCAACTGCTGTGCATGCTCGATAGAATCTGCTGCTTGTTCGTGTGCAAATTGATTGGGTTTTGGTCCGGAATAGAATACATCAAACATGATTAGAATAGACGAAATTTACGATAATATATTTTGGCCCTGGTTAAAAAATAACTTGGGCGGCACCCGTATGTTTTTTTGTGACCCACCGGGCAATACCAGTCCTGAAGCATTATTTAACTACGGCAATGACGCCGACAAAGAAACTGACTATGTGTTTTTTCATGACCAAGAACCTGTGGACGCTGACCTTTATGCACCGTTGTTTGATTCTGTCAAGCAACGCAACGGTGATCTGGCTCAACGCGACAATGTGCCCGGACATGTGATTGTGAGCGAAAAAGGTGAAAATGTGCAACAGCTTTGTGATCGATACGGCTGGATTCCGCACTACTATTTTTATCACGGCTGGGCCTGTCAGGACTGGTTCCGCGGCTATGATCGAACATTTTTGATGCCCAGGGCTCGCAATCGTCAACCCACACAGACCTTTATGAGTCCGAATCGTATTGTGGGCGGCAAGCGAGATCATCGAGTTCTTTTTCTTTATAACATTTTTAAAAATCAACTGGAACACAACCATGTCAGTGCTCCTAGAATCTGTCCAGCAGAAGGTGTAAACATCACTAGTATAGCACAAAAATACAACAATGTATACCAGGACATTGCCACAGTGATGGACCAGGCTCCGTTGCCACAACTGTTTGCTGGCGAAGCCACACAGGCCATGACCAGTTGTTGGCTTACTAACTTTGAAGAAGCGGCTGACAGCCTGGTATATGTGCCCACAGAAACTGTGTACTTTGGTCGCAGACAACACATTACCGAAAAAACTTTCAAGGCCATTGCACTGGAGATGCCATTTGTGTTGGTGGCGCCCGCTGGCAGTTTGGAATACCTGAGACACTATGGATTTAGAACATTTGCATCAGTTTTGGACGAAAGTTATGATGAAGAAACCAATGACATACGGCGCATAGAAAAAGTCACTCGGTTGCTGAAAGACCTAGACAATCAGTCTGTGGCCGAACGTCAACAGATTCATCGGGCCTGTTTGAGCACAGTTGAACACAATTACAATCATTTTTATCGAGGAAATTTCAGCACAGTGCTGTGGCAGGAACTCACTGCCATGCTGTCAGAATTTATACTTTGAATTTGCAATCAATTAAATATCATACACCCTCTGAAAGGCCACAATGATCAACAGCTACACCTCCTGGCAACCGCTGGAAGAAGTCATAGTGGGTCGTGCTTATCCGCCCGACTACTTTGACCATATCGAAGATGCACAGGTTCGCAATCAACTGCAACAAATCCTGGCAGAAACCGAAGAAGACCTTGACAATCTACAACGCACCATTGAACAGTACGGTGCTGTGGTTCACAGGCCCACCATGCCCAGCAAAAGCAGTTTTGTAAATTTACAGAGTTCTGGCCATGGAGTACCATTGCCACCGCTGACTCCCAGAGACTGGCAGATCAGTTTGGGGCAAAAACTGTTGCGTGTGTTGCCCATACGCGAGCTCAATGAGGTGTGCGATGCCAATGCTGATCAGGTGGTAAATCCACATGGTGGCAACGAATGGAATCCTGACTGTATCTTAAATGGTGCATCAGCCTCGTGCATTGTGCGTGTGGGTCGTGATGTGTTTTTTGACAACAGTGATTACCTGCGTCCCGAACAAACCGAATGGATTCGTGACAACGTGTTGGGACCTGAATATCGCATACACGAAGCTGTCACCGACGGTCACGGCGATGCAGTGTTTGCCATTCTCAAACCCGGTGTTATTCTTTCTAGCAAACACGACATGCACTTGAATTTGGCACGTGATTTCCCTGGTTGGGAAGTGTGCAAAATTTGGGATAGTTCAATTTGGGCTGCTATGGAAGTGGGCAAATTCAAATACGACTCCAATCCCGGTGCCTGGTACGTGCAGGGACAAAATCCCACACCTGAGTTTACACAGTTTGTTGACACCTATCTAAACAAATGGACCGGCTTTGTAGCCGAAACTGTGTTCGATGTCAACTGCTTGGTGTTGGACGAAGAAAATGTAATCTTCAGTGCCTACAATCGAGAAGTGTTTGATTTTTGTAAACGACATCGCATCAATCCGATCATTAGTGAACTGCGCCACAGTTATTTTTGGGATGGAGGGATCAGTTGTTGTACGCAGGACCTACACCGTCGTGGCGGATTGGAAAGTTACTTATGAATGACTATGACCGTATCACGGCACGAAAAGCCGATGTACAAAAACTGTATGACCGTTTTGGTCCTAAAATGTGTCTGGCACCATTTATGAACAGTTTTTATTCAACTTCCAATGCAGTGTCAGAAGGCCAGGCCGGCAACAACAATGTGAGGCCCTGTAGTCTCATTTGGTCAATGACCGATTGGAACATACAAAATTCCAGCATAATGGAGTCCAGGAACACCGATCGGTGGATACAGTTGCGCCAACTGTTTTTAGACGGACGTATGGAAGAATCGACTGCGTGTCAGGCCTGTATCCAAGCCGAACGACAGGGTGCGTCTAGTCCACGCATAGTCAACAATGAATATCTGTATGAACAATTAGACATGGATATCATTGCTGAAGTAGAACGGGTTATTGCCAATGGATTAATATCCGATGCTGTCCACGCACTAGATTACATGCCCAGCAATTATTGCAATTATGCCTGTGTGATGTGCAGACCCGGGGCCAGCAGCGGTCGTGTCACATTTGAAATACAGATAGAAAAACTGATTGGAAAAGAAAACGGCATCGAACGTAAAAACAATCATGAGTTAAAAACAGTAACCGGATTGCCTGACGCTGATTTTTTTGACATTGTCAAAGATGTAAAAATATTGGGATTCACCGGCGGAGAAACTGTATTACAACCCGAAGTGCATCGGTTGATTGATTACCTGGTTGAAAAAGATTTGGCTAAAAATATAATAATAACGCTGTTGACCAATGCCAGCAGTTATCCTGAAAAATTAGTAGAAAAATTTAAAAAATTCAAACGAGTGTTATACACTGTGAGCATAGACGGAGTTGGCGATGTAATTGAGTATCAGCGGCGCGGTGCTGACTGGAGCACCGTTTCAGCGAATGCATTGAGAATAAATCAGACTCCTGAGTTGCACAATATCATCAACTATGTGGCCACCGGTGTCAATTTGCTCAGTGCCATGGATTTTGTAGATTGGTGCCATGCCAACAATGTAAAATTTATCACAGTCAGCACAGTGTTTCAATCATACTTGAGCGCGGCAATATTGCCGCCTGAATTACGGAATCTGGCGTTGGAACGACTGACTCAGGGTCGCAAACGCTACGAGCACTATGCTTTGCCGCAGTACAACAACTGGGAACGCAACTGGCTCGACACTGTGGATGCGCTCATATCCATAATCGAAAGTACCAAGTTTAACCCTGCAGAGTTGGAACGATTTGTTAAACACATGCGTCGCGAAGACTTGGTCAGTAAAAAATCATTGCCACAAGTGGTGCCTGAATGGGCTCCATGGTTTGATTAACCAATGGTCTACAGACGCTGGATACCATACAACAGAGAAATTTCTTTGACTAGTCCTTCGTCAAACTGTTGATCAGTGTCATACACCCAGTGGGCTCGAGTTTCAAATCCGGCCTTGCCAAACAATCCTTGCCACATCTTGTTGCCTAATATGCTGTAGTGGTTGGGATTGTTTTCGTGCATCCAGGTGCGCTGATTGTCAGGTGCTGGCACTTCAATAAATGCTTGGCCACCGGGTTTCAACACACGATGAAATTCGTACAATGTAAAAATAGGATAAGGACTGTGTTCTAGTGCATGTCTGCACCAGATAAAATCCACACTGCCGTCTGCCCAGGGCAAGTCACTCATGTCAGCGTGTTTTATTTTTAATCCAGCTGACTCGCATGCAGCCACATCATCAGGACTGAGCGTGACTCCTGTGACATCTTGATAGCCCAATTTGTGTGCAGCCTGCGCAAACAGTCCTGGACCACAACCTATGTCAATGATGCAGGCATTGGGTTGTAGATTGAACTCAGGTAAAAATCTTTGAGCAAACTCAGGGATAATTTGATCGTGAAACCCGCCCGGCACTTCACTGTAAACAGTGCTCAATGCCTGTTGTTCATAACGTTGAAATTTTTTATAATTCATTAACTACAGACCTTTACACCGTACAGAGTTTCAAAACGATCAGCATCTGCTCGATCGTTGACCATGGGTTCACCACGTATGTTCAAACTGGTGTTGAGCAACATAGGGCAACCGGTTTGATCATACCAGGCTTCCAACAACTGTCTTATCCCGGATCCATCTCGTCCCACGGTTTGTACTCTACTTGTGCCATCAACATGACATATAGCAGGATAAAGGTCAGGCTCACGGCATCGAGCGACTGACTGCATATAACTGTGAGTATGCCAGCCAGATGACATATCGAAGTAGTCGTCAGCCAACTCAGCCATGACCACAGGGGCAAACGGTCTAAATTGTTGTCTGCGTTTGATTGCATTCACTTGATCCTTTATTTCTGCACCGCGTGGGTCGGCCAACAAACTTCTATTGCCCAGTGCCCTGGGTCCAAATTCTATTCGGCCGCTTGCCACACCCACCATACGATCGCGTTGCAAATGAGCCAAAGCACTGTCAACGGGATAAGCGCCAGGGATATTGCGACCAAGATAAGCATTGTGCCAATTGAGTCTTTTACCGTACACAAGAGCAGCTGCGCCCAAGCTCGAGCCAGCGTCGCCAGGGTTAGGCATGATCCAGATGTTGTCAAAGTATTCTCCCAAGTTTCTATTGGCCAAGCAGTTCAGCGCCACACCACCTTGATACACAAGATTAGTGCTCCATCCAAAGTCTCTGGCCCGTTGCATGACATTGCCTATCAATCGTTCCAATAAAGTTTGAGCACTGGCAGCAATGTCTTCATTGCTGAGACTGCCCATGAAATCATTACTGACTCCGGTGTGTAGATTTTGTGCAAATTCTATTTCATCCGCATCACTTACTAAGACTGCTTCCATAACTGGATGGTAGCTGTTACGACCATATGCTGCCATGCCCATGGTGATGTATTCTTCGTCTAGTGGGTGTAGGCCCACACGCTGAGTAATTGCACTATAAAAGAGACCCAGGCTGTGAGGGTAATGCTGTCCCCACAGTCTTTTATATCTTGCTCGTCCGTGTCGGTCATACTCTGCTCCCCAGATTGATATTGTGTCCCACTCGCCTATGGCATCAATCACCACCACAGTGGCACGGTCATAAGGTGATGTTTGAAAGCCACTGGCTGCGTGTGACAGGTGATGACTATGGCAACTACGGGGCATGTGAGAAAACCATCCTCGCAGTTGTTGTTGTAAAACTTGTCCAGTGGTCAACCGGCTCCACTCAATGCCTTGCCCTGCATACCACTGGCGCAGTTGTTTTTTCCATGGCGTTTCATAGTAGGCCACATGATCAATGCCAACATCGCCGCATGCGTCCCAGATTAGGGCAAGGTTGATGTCAGCATCATTCTTCTTCTTGCTGTAGCGTTCTGCATGTCCAGCAAATACAATGTCACCTTGGCTATTGATTACTGTGGCAGCGGCATCATGGTAGCCGGCACTGATTCCTAGGATATTCATTTGTAGATAAATGGATCTCGTTTGCGAAGTTCTTTAAGTTTTTTTCTATAACGTATTTCCAACAGTACACGATTGTATAAATTTTTAATCCAGTTCATGGTGTTTTCCTTGTGTGATAATCATATCCAGGGCGCATTTGATCGATCTGTTGTTGTTTGTAATCGGCATCGGTCCAACAGTAATCAAACGTACCAACTGCTCCGTCTGTTTCAATTTTGTATATATCTAGATGAGACCCCAACTGGTTCCAAATTGATTGGTAGTCTGTGGTACCAAAACTGGCCGCAAGGTCCACTTGGCCTATGGGCAGGTACCCCAGACTGAGGGTAGGATCTTGCCAGTCTCGACCATTGGCCTGCAACCAGGCACGAAATGCTTCTTGTTCTTGATCATGCCAGGGATGTTTTCCTGGGTAGGTCACATCGTTGCCCCATTCGATATCAAACTCGCCTGAGTAGTAACGCAATTCGGTGATGGCCTCACACACTGCATCGGTCAACTCAGGTGCATGCTCATCGCGAAACACTTCAAACAGGGTTTTGCCTATCTGTGTCCAGTGCATGTATACTCCGCCCAACACACGATCATAGCCGTTGACTAAAAACCCGGATCGATGTTCGGGTTTGAGATCATAACGTTGTGCCTGTAAAAAGGTTGTGATCTGACTGGGCCTAACCCACTCGGGCACTGTGGCTTTTTTGCGCAGACTCAACACTAGATTTTCTATTTCGTGACAGATGTTGTTGAGTTGGCGTATGGCATATTTGGTTTCGTAATCAGCACGATAATAATAATCACTGAGATTCCATACTGTGCCCTGCAGACGTTCAAAATGATTGTGCAAGGTGTTCATGGCGTCGTGATTGACAGCAATGATTGGTACAGACGAGTCTCGCCCGGTGCGTTGCACGGTCACTGTGTCCACAGTGTAGGATTCTTCAATGCAGTAATCAAGGTCACTGCGGTTGATGGTATCAACGGCCTGATTCAACTGTGCCACTAGATATGGTAAATTCCTAGCAGTGTTGGGAAATCCCATAAAACAAAAGTTTTTTTCCAACAGGTTGCCTGTGTGCAACAATGATTTCAGTGCAGTTTGCCAATCCTGTGCCAGCTGGTTTTCGGCCAACCTGATGGTATAGTCAATTTGATCACGGTGATCCAATGGATTTCTCAATACAATTTTAATTGTCAATTTGGTTCCACCATTCTAGTATCTCGGGTCGTGCTGACAGTATTGTGGCCATGTCGGTGTCGGCATCTCTGATATTTTCTAATTTTAAAACACGACGCCGGCCTTGAGCAAGCCCTTGACGATATTGGTCCGGCCATTGTTCTTCAAATGTGGGACGAGTTTTCAATTGAATCAACATGTCTCGTACAGCTCCCGATGATGCTGTTTGTAGCAGTTCATCGATCCACGGCTCCAACAGGTGTCGTGGCAGGGCCAACGGACTCATCACAATGTCTGGAGTAAATGCAAATACCACTTTGGCCAATATTTCTGTGTTGTATTGTTGTGCCAATTGTAAAATGTTTTCAATTTCAAACATGCCGGGCAGGGTCAAGGTAAAGTCAATGCGCACCTGACGACTGTGATTGCGATTTTGTACTGCTTGAGTAAAATTTGTCAGCCAGGCTGTGTAATTCAAGCCGGTTCTAATGTATTCGCCCACAACACCGGTTCCGTCCAGGCTGGCACAGATCTGATAATCTCTCACGTGCTTTAGAATGTCGTCAAACAGATCAATGCCACGATACTGGCATCGACTGAGATTGGTGTTGTATCTGGCATAGACACGTGGACCGTCGCCCAGTTCAATTATGCGTTTCATGTAGCGCCAATGTTGTTCATACATGAGTGGCTCGCCGCCTACCCAGTACACTTCTTCAACCCGATGTTGTTCCACTGCTTGGGCAAATTCACTTTCGATCTGGCTGTCTTGAAATGCAGTGATCTGACTTTTGATTTCGGGACTCATCCAGGCATTTTTGGGATTGTCCCAATTAATCATCTGATGCTCGCGTTGTTCGCTTTCCCAACTGCTGCTCAGCATGTCGCCGCACATGCGACATTTGAAATTGCACAAATTACTGAAACGATAATCCCAGCTGACCGGTTGTACAGTAGTGCGTCCATCAGCATCGGTTTGAGCCATGGCCTGTTGATATTTGTGCCCAAACAATCTATTGAAATAACTGCGATACACATCGGTATTGAGCAATTTGTCATTGCATACTGCACATTCGGGCAAAGTTTCGCCGGCCTGCATTCTGCGCCGCACTGAACGCATGTGATCGCTGTTCCAGTGTTGCTCCAATGATACTGGAGCATATACTCCGGTGCCGGTGGCAGTGTCTATGTACTGTTCAAAACTCTGTGCCGGTTCTCTTGACGCACAGCACATTCTGCGTTCAGTCTGCGGGCTCAGGTATGTGTGAGTCCACGGTGCCATGCACAGGGTTTCGGGCTTATCCATTGGGATTGTTGGGATCTGTATAGTTTATCAATTTGGCAAATTCTGGTTCCGTAGTGGCCAAATTTTGATTGCGTCGGCGATCTAGATTTCCAATTTCTCTACGCATTTGAAATCCATCCAAGCTGACTCCGCGACTCATAAAATCAATCACATGGTCAAATTCTGTGCGAATACGCGGCGGTACATCAGCCGATCTCAACTGTTCGGCAATGGCCTGTTTGGCTGATTCTGGCAATGAACTGATGCTGAAGTAGTAGGCATCGTGCATCATGTTCCAGTAGACAAAATCCATGCGTTGCTGTACAATCCAGTTGGCCACAGTGGCCAAATAGTACACGTTAAAAATGTTGATGGTGCAACAAATCTGCAGTCGTATGTTGCTGTGCCGACTGCGTAGTTCTCGGAACCGTTCCATGTTGGCCACCACATCTGACCATACTGCATTGGATCGTTGATATTCAAATCTTGACTCTACGTCATCAATGCTGAATGCTATTTCTACAGTGCGGAAATGACGCCATATGTCTTCGGCCGCCGCTGGCCATTGTGTGCCATTGGTGTTGTAGTGTATTTCTATGTTGCTGGCCAGTCCTCTATCAATCAGACCCTGCAACATGTCAAAATGTTCTTGGATCATAAACGGCTCGCCACCGGTAAATTCAATATATCTGATCTGATCTGATATGTTGGAAATTTCAGACCAAAACTGTTGATTTTCTCTGGGCCAGGCACCTTGTCGCAACATCTGATAATGATGATTGGATCGACGATCTTCGCTGGGTGGTAAATGTGCCAGTTCTTCAGTGGCAAAGGTACTGCTACTCCAAGAACCACAGATACGACATTTTAGATTGCAGATGTTGCCCAGTTTGAGATCCAAAAACATCAGCGGCTTGGCATCCACAGACCATTCTTGATCTGGCAACATGTGTTTGAGCCTGTCCAAGGTGTGCATACGTTTGCTGGTACGGCCTGCACGTTCTTCTCTCCAGCATTTTCTACAGGTCTGTGGTTTAACACCATCCAAAAACTGCTGGCGCAGATTCTTCATGTCAGCACTGTTTTGTATTTCGCCAAATGTGGCTGTGTTGAGATCAAATTTGTTGCCCGCGTCATCAACAATTTCGTCATCGGCTAGACAGCAAGGTCTCACTGTGCCAATAGGACTGGCTTCCAAGCTGACCCAGGGCAATACGCAGAATTGGTCATGTGGCAATTTCATTTGAGTGGTATCCGAGTATCAACTGGTCGGTATTGCACGATAGCCTCTAATTCTGGCACTACCGAAATCAAAGATTCACTGCGGCTCCAGTCCAGATCATTGACTGATCGCCAAAAATCTGGCAACAGGTGCGTGTTGTCAGTGGCCATCATGAACTCAATGGCACCACGAAATCCACCAGTGGCACGTTGTATACCATCTCGCGGTTCTAACCAGGCTATATGTGCTTCAAAATCCTTCTGGAACTGCTGTTTGATCTCTGCAGGCAGCATGTCAATTCTGTAGTCCTGCGGACCTTGCAAGATATTGAGATTGAAATCTTGTGCTCGAATAAATCCAGACTCAACCATGTAACGATGGAAACGAGTGAAATTCCAAATATTCATCATGCTGAGTGTGGGACTGATCATAAAGTCTATGTGCGGACATTCGCGTTTTAAATCTCGTATGTTTTGTTCAACTTGTGCCCAGTCGGTTCCACTGCGTATCACGGCGGCTCGATCGCCCATGTCATCTAGGCTGGCAGCCACACACACATTGGGGAAATGTTTCCACAGATCCAACACACTTTCTCGTTTGTATTTGAGTTCAGTAAGATTGGTATTGTAAATCAATCGCACACCAGTGTTGCCTTTTTCAATCAACAGTTTGAGAATGCGGGTGTGTTCTTCCATGATCAGAGGTTCACCGCCGGCAAAGTAAATCTGGTCCAGGTGTGGCACATGCTCTTGCATCTGTTCCCAAATATCTTCGTCGTGTCGCCCAGCGAAACTCACACGTGGTCTCAGTTCTCGGCCCCACAATTTAACATCATCGTCATACCATCTACTGCTGAATATGCTGCCACAACTGCGGCACTTTAAATTGCAAATGTTTGAAAAACGCACATCCCAATAGTGCAGGCGCATGTCAGGCAAACTGCCATCGGGTTGTGTTTGTTCTACTTCGCTCATGTGTTGTGCAAAATTTTTATTGCTGTTGTTTCTCATGCTGGCAAAACCCGCGGCCTCTTGCTCGTAACAATCGCTACACTGTTTGCAAGATTTGTCAGACAGCATGTTGAGTCGCATTTCACGCATGTCAGTGTCGTTCCAAACCTCGCGCATGGTTTTTTCTTTGAAGTTGCCCACCGGGTGTTGACCATTGGCTAAACAACAGGGATAGGCACGACCGTCGGGCCAGGCATGCAGATGTATCCATGGCAACATGCAAAATGTTTCGCTTTCCATCAAGCGATGTTTTTGCGTGTCATTCAGTTGCTCCAGCGGAACATAGCTGGGCACACGATCTTGCCAGTTGTACTTGCCTAGTATTTTTGTCATAGTTGGTAATGATTGACGATCTGATCAGCAATCATCTGTTGTTCTTGCCGGTTAGGGTGTCGTTGCGGGCCTTCGTAATTGGCTGGCCACCATTCTCCGACGGGCCTGAGATCAATGTCCACTCCGTCCACAGGATCAGACCAACTGGTTTCAATCAATCGAATGTTGTTGGCGTTGCAATAGGCTCGCAGTGTCTGTGCATAATGATTTCTTTTTTTGGTATACTCATCAAAATCAAACTTGTAGCGTGAAAGCACATGGTAAATTTCTTTCAAGGCCGGCATGTACCCATCTCTGTCAGCAGAATATTCTGGCTCACCATCAGCAGCCGGCACATGATAGCTGGCCGATTTCCAGGCGATGGCTCCGGTATTACACCAGCCACTGATAAACTGCCAGGTGCGGCCATCGCACTGCCAAGTTTCACGTACCGAACTGGTCCAACCCACTATGACTGCACTGAGATTGTCAAATTTAGGAATCATTTCCACAGCATCGTGAAAAATATTTTCATTGCTGTTTCCGCAAAATGCACGGTTGATGCAGGTGACTCCTAGATGCTGGGCCACCAGCGCCGGATAACTGAAAGGTATGTTGGCCTCGCAGTTTCCACCTACCACTGTTTCTGCACCGTGTGCAATTGAACATCCAAATGCCAGTATTGTCATAGCGTGTTGTACCATTCCACCAAATCCGGAAACGCAGCAACAAAATCTTTGCCGCGACGTTGATCGTATTGTGTATAAAACTGTCGAAAATCATTGCGCAGTTTGGGCAATTCAAATGCTTCCGAGTGCGGAGTTTTTACCACATCCAAGTAGTCAATCAGGCGCTGAACATGGTTGACTTCGTGCTCGTGCAAGCAAGGATTGTCACGGTTGTGAAACAACCAGGCTTCCAGTTGTAGACGATAACGATTTCGCAATTCGTCTGGCAGAATCAGGGCACTTTGAAAACTGGGAAACCGCAATATGTTCAAAGTAAAATTCACACTGTCACGTCCGTAGCGTTGTTTCAAACTCAACAGCATATTTAAATTATCAACCAGAGTGGTCAAGCACAGTGCATTGATAGTGCCCATCACATGAACAGCATTGACAAATCGACCTTCTAACAAAAACAACACATTGTTGAACCATTGGTTGTAGTCCAGGCCATCACGAATATATTCGGCCTGTGTCCAGGTGGCTTCCATCGAAGTGTACAGGTCTACTTTGGGCAGTGTGGCAACTGCTAGGGCAAATTCTTTCATCTTGTCTAACTCAATGCCAAGATTTGAATTGATGGCCAAGCGTGTTGTGCTACGTCCTTGATTGGTCTTGAACCACTCTATCAGTTTCCAGGTGTAGCCCGACATCAACGGCTCGCCGCCGGTTATTCGGAGTTCTTGCAGGGTGCGGTGTAGGTCCCGTTCCCACCAGTCGAAGAAGGCTTCCACGTACGGATTAACCTCACCGAATTTATAAAGTTGACTATTATCATGAGTGTGAGTAAAATGGTTCCGGCCATCGCTAACAAGTCCGACATAGGGCCCATTCCGGCGTATATCATTGACCCAAGTGGAACTAAAAGCAGGATTGCAATAAGAACAAGCAAATTGACAAGTGCGATCAAAACTGATTTCGAGAGTTCTAAGATTGACATCATGTTCGATGGGGGTGTTAACAGCTTCATTCAGGGCCTCTATAGGATATATCTTTGATTTGTACACACGATCACTCACAGCATCACGACCCATGTCTTCGATCTTCCAGCAGTATTCACAGCCTGCAGGGCGTTCACCAGCCAACATTTTGCGGCGGTCTTCTTTCTTTTGATCAGTATTGTGCAGTAGCCTAGAGTTGTTAGAGACTTTATCAATGTCAATCAAATGAGCTGGCGGGTGATGGCAACTTGTGGTCTGCCCACTTCCTAACCAAATGGTAGCATTGTACCATTTTGCTGCACAAAAACTTGCGGACACCGGGTCCAATACTTGTTGTCGAAATTCTAAATCTGTCATTGATGCTGGTTATTAACGGTTGTATTTACTTGTATTATAACAGCCTTTGCAAAAACTTGCAAGTGCGATCCAGAATCCTGGCGACGATTGCCTAGCACAATATCAATGGCGTTATCAGTTTGGCCCATGCCTGATGAGCTGTTATGCCAGGGTGTAGACCATCCTGGTCATACCAGTTGTTGTCTTTTGTTATGGTATAGATATTTTGTTTATTATAGATGCATAATTGGTCCAGCAGGTTATACAAATTTGAAATTTTTGCCAGTCTGGCCTCGTAGTCTTTAAAATACGTAAACAAATAAGGAATGCCCATTTGCTTCAGTGTGTTTTGTAGTGCAATCATTTTTACCAGTGTCAGATAATTAAATTGATCATCGTTTTGATAAAAATAATGACGATCAAACAATTTTGTTTTTAATAATGCAGGATCACTGTTCAAAAATCCGCAACCATAGACCCAGTCTTTTTCTACATAGTCTTGATCGTTTGTGGATTGGATTATTTTTTCTGGCCAATCATTTTTGGCAGATTGATAATAACTGGTGTATGGCGACTCGGCAAATTGAGAAATGTCGTCTACTTTGACATCAAGTCTTGATAGTTGTGTCCACATCACAGCTACAAAATCATACTGACGTTGGCTTAGTTCTGCAATGGTAGAATTGAATATGTAGTCATTGCCGGCACCTGAACAAGCCAAGTTGACCACATTGACATTGTCAATATGATAAGGCCATGCTGTGGGCCCGCGACTAAAACTACATCCATTTACCAGTAGATTCATTGTTGACTCCAGTATTTGCACTCGGCCCACCAGGCCGACATTTCTGGAAATGTCTTTAAAAAATCAGTTCCGTGTCTACGATCTGCTTCGGTAAAGAAACGATAGAAGTCGGCTTTGTTTTGATTGACATAGCCAGGATCCAATTTTGCACCATCTCGCATCCAGGCCATGTCACGGTCCAAGCGAGCTATTTCATAGTCTTTGAAGCCTTGAAATCTAGTGGCCTCGGTTTCGATGTTTTTCAACATGAATGCCCACACTGTTTCCAATTGATCCACATAACTTTCTGGCAACAGTTGCAGGCTTTGCCAGGCAGGTTGACGCAGAATCGGTGTGTCAAACCAGATGCGCTGATACACTGTGCTGTAGAGTTTTCGCAAGCCCAGTATGCCCGAGAACAGTTGCCCCAGGCCAGTGACTGAAAGATTGTTCATGGTCACAATAAAGGTAATTGAATTTCGTCCGGGAATTTCTGTTAAGAATTGGTTGACTCGATCCCACAACAGGTCAAAATCTAAACCGTGTCTGATGTATTCAGCCTGTGTGCCCCACGAGTCCAGGCTCACGTACTGCATAAAGTGTTCAATCTGTTCACCTTCGCACAGTTGTTTGACGTAGCCTTTGTAACGTTGCCAACTTTTTTCGTCAACACTGAAATTACTGGTCACATTGAGATGTAGATCTGGTTTGGGATTGGCCAACACATAATCAAACACACGATAGGTATTGCGATCCAACATGGGTTCGCCACCGGTCATGCGGAAATGTTTCAAATTTGGATAAAGTTCAGGCCACCAGCACCAGAAGGCGTCAATATAAGGGTTGGCGTCTCTAACTGGAATTGGCTTACGTTGTCCCACAAAATGCTCAGGAGCATTGTGTGGACTACTAGTAGGATAAGCGCCAAACTTTGAGATCTCATCTTGCCAACTGCTTGAAAACTGAGGACTGCAATAGCTACACTTGAGATTGCAAGCATGATTAAAATTAACTTCAACGTAACTGGGGATAACATCTTCTGTTCCTGTGCTGTTTTTTATCGATTCAAAATCTACAGCGGCCCAGGATTCGCCTGATCGATAATGCCGGTCGCTGAGTTTGCCGTTGTCTTCCATGGTCCAACAATAGTTGCATTCAGACGGGCGTTGTTGTTGCAACATGATCTGCCGTTGCTGTTTCTTGTAGGGTGTATTGTGCAGAGCCGACGGATTAGTGGCCAGCAGTTCAACTGGTATTGGGTGCAGGGGCGGATGATAACAACTATTGTTGAGTCCAGTAGGCAGGTGTAGACTGACCTGTTTCCATTTGGCCAAGCACAAGGCCGGACCCAACTGTGCTTTCATCTGCTCAGCATTGTTTAAAAATTGAGATTTGAACTCTGTGGTAACTTCGTCGCCTTTGTTCATTGTGATTGATCTCTAAAAATGTTGCGCAGTTTCAATGAAGTCATATTTTCTAAAAGATAATAATTGTGATCAAGAACTGATTGCATATCAGAATATATTTGTACTAGTTCTTCAAGAGATTTGTAGCTGATATGCAAAAGAAGATTTTCTATTTCTAGTATTCGCATGCGGCCATCGTAGCTATCGTACTCTTCACTCCACCAGCGATCAAAAGTTTTAAATCCTGCTTTTTTTAAATTTTTTAAAAAGTCAACGGGCCCGTTGACAATGAAAGGTGTCTTGGCTTTGATCGGTCGCCAGGTTTTTTCTGTTGGAAAAAATGTGTGCCCGCTGGTATAAGTTTCGCATACCAGATCTAAAAATATTTTAGAATATTGTTCCAATATAGACATGTTTTGGTCGATTAAAATAGGATAAGTTGCTGGTTTACCAAATGGTATGATTGGACACTTGTTTAAAAATTTTGTTGCATCAACCAACAATTCTTTGTCCTCAGTTTGCGAAAACAACTCATCTAGGCCCACATGTTCTTTGTGAAAATCACTAGAATTATCATAATGAAATGACATGAGTGTTTTGTCTTGGTATTGAAAATGCAACCTAGTGCCCAACCACAATCTGTTCCAGTTGGACCTTCCTATAAAAAATCCAAAGTATTTTTGTATGTTTTTGCTTGGCAAGAGTTTGGTTTGATTGATTTTAACAAGTTCAACCATTCCAAGGCCATTTATTTGCAGTGTGAAAGGTGCAGGTTTTTGAATTAAATTACAAACGTCAATTAGAATCTTAGATTTATCGAAACTAAATTTGCTACAAATTTTTTCTAATAAAGTGATCAATCCTAGACTATCCAAACATGGTCCTTCGCCATTCAACCATATAACTACAGAACCATGTGTCAACATAGCAGAAATTATTTCAATTATTTTATCTTCCAAATTCCATATTTTGCCGTCGCTGTTTTCTAATTTAACCACTGCGGAATTTTTCCAATAGTCATCTTCTAAATTAATTCTCATTGAATTTTTCCAGTATGTCCAGTTCTTTTTGCATTCTGTTTTGTGGAAATATATTAGAGAATTCCCACTCAAATGTTTTTTCAGTAGGCCAGTGCAATGACAGCCAGTGGTCTAACAGATCTTTGCTGCTGGCACGGTCTATGTCTAATAGAAAATGCTGTTCCAAACAATCCAGCAACCGATCCCAGTTGTTTTTATATATTATCATTTCCAGGTTGATCCAATGCAATGGAGCTTTTTTCCATTCATCTTTGCGTGTGTTAACAATATCATAAAAATTAATAAGATTGGCCACATTCCACGAGTCAACCCCAAATTTCACACGTGCCGCTGGCATACAAGACTCGTCCCGACAGGTGAAGTTATGCATTTTTTCCAGAGTTTTTTTGATTGCATAGGCTCGAATTTGCTAGGCCAGTCCCAAATCAGTTGTTGGTATTATACCCAATAATTTTACATAGGGTTGCGTATTCAATTGAGTGGCCAATGTGTGATCAAACAAATCAATCGCATAATTTTTTGCCTCTAAAATACGTGTCATTTGATCATTCAAAGGCAACAGCCCCTGGCATGATACATCTCCTAGTGCCATGCCTATACCGTCATTTTGATAAGTTTTTAATTTGTATTTACAGTCAAGCCAGGTTTCCCAAGAACATTGCTGATACATTTCTATTAGATATTGCAGTCGATTGGCCACTGGCTTGACCGGCCAATGTACCGAGTTGTTCAGCAACAATACATTTTTAATTATATTTTTTGCTGCACCAAGATCGGCATGTATCACAAACAGTTTTTTCATGTTGTGGTCTCAAATCATCAACCAGGGTCTTACCATCCTTCTATACTACGGATCACATCCATCTCACGAACCATTACTCCGCGGTTGTGCCAGTTGCTGCGATAATGATGTTTGAAAAATGCACTTTCGTTTTCCAGCATCATGGTCATGGGCAAATCCAACTGCGTGGACAGGTCTTGAGTGACTCGTCCGGCAACCACTTCAGGATCAGAATCTTTTACTGTGTTCCACAAGCGTTCAAGTTCAGCAAAGTCCTGTACCACTCGGTGATCCCATTGCGGAGTAATCATGGTCATGTAAGTGCCCATTCTACTGCCGGCTATGCTCCAGATGCCGTGTTCTACATCACGACCCACATTGTGCCATATGGTCAAATGATCCAGGTTGCGTTGATGTACTCGATCACGAAACTCACTCACAGTGGGCCTGGTACCTCGATTGAGACACATTTTTACACCTTCTCTAAATCCGGCACGCCAGGCCTGAAAAGCAGATCCATTGGGATAGGTGGTGCTGTAACAATCATGCATGGGCCAGTAGTTGGGATCAAAACAAAATTCCACAGCAGTTTCGTCTGTGCCATCCGACGCTTCGTGTGTTTTCATGTTGTTTACAAAGGTGCGTGTCCAAGAACTGAGACCGCCGTTGCCGTACATGAGACCATTTATGTGATTACGGGCCCGCCAGCGAAACACCGCCGTTTCCCATAGAGAGTCAGGCAATTCCAGTGTGAGGTTAAAGAATTTTGCATCTGGCAAGTTGTCGCCATCGATTAAAATAAAACGTTCAGTACTGCTGGCGGCAGCAGCGGCCTTGTGCGCAGCATCTGACCCTTTGATGCCGTCCACACGTTGAGCCCAGGGAATCATGTTGCGGATCTTTGCCCAAAATTCTTCGCGTTGTGGTTCATCATAGGTCAAGTAGATGCAATCTAAATCAGCTATGTCAATTTTTTTATTCATTTTCGGCGTCCTCGTGTTTTAAATACCATCGTGTATGTGGCTGGTCTTCAGTCACAACCACACATACATCTCTGATGTCACAGGGCAAACCTTGATCCGATGGTATCAGTTTTTTGCCATATGCTATATGTTTTATTGTTAATTCTCCGTCGACTACCCTGATCTGTCCTGAGGTATGAAGATATGTTTCTTGATCAACAACTACATAGTTACCTGGCCGATCCTCTGTGCTGAAAAATAACAAAAATCCATTTTCATCATAATACAATCGATATTCGAGTTGTGCTGGTTCTGCCTGTTGATGACTTTGCCATATGGACAAAAACTCTTCTTCGGTCATGGGCTGATCATCGGTCATGTCAGCCTCCAATCCTTGATGTGATAATGCACAAATCCCGATTGAGCCACAGTTTGAATTCTGACTCCTGGGTCCAAGTTTTCCCAGACCAATTCGTTGGTCCAATTATCGGTCACAGTTGGTATTATACCGCGTTTCATATGCACAATCTGTGGCCCCATACCAGTAGGCAGTGTAACCTGTTCTACTCCTAGTATTGCTGCAGCCATGGCATATACCACATCGGTGGTGGCTTCTTTGTCAGGAAATTTCAACAGTGTTCTAAATTCTTCCCAATGGCCAAATATCTCTCTCACAAGATCAAAAAACTTTTTGGCTGTTTGGCTGAATCGCCAATAGGTAACAGCATTGTACACATCGGGCAATTGATTTTGATCAAACAACCGTCGATAAGTGCGATCTGAACTGACCCGGTGATAGATGTCACGGCAACCTTGACTGATCACCACGTCTTGATTTTCGAACAAGGTCCACCAGTGATCTATTGGACCGGCCACTATCATGTCCGCTTCCAACTTGATGGTCTGTCGATACGGGCTGGCACCAAAACATTGCCAATCGTTGGCTAAGCCGCCCACGTCGCCCACAGGCAACATATTTTTGGTCAACACTGTTATGTTTGCTTCTGGATGCCAGCGACGTATGCTGTCGGCCAGCTGTTCAGCACAGGCCACATAATCTACCTTGTCTGAATTGATCGCCGGTATAAGATACCCGCGTTCAGCAACAATTGGCAACAATTTCTCCTAGTGTTTTTTTGCCCATGGCGTGGAAATCTCGCTGTTTCAGCAGTATCCATTTGGTTCTGTTATCAGTGTTGCTGTTTTCGTATTCTACACGATAGGTGTCGGTATCCACTTGAGTCAAACGAGATAGACTTGTTATCGAAATCAATGGCCATGGAATTGCTGATGCGCTCAAGGTATGCCCATCCACAATATTCATAGCTATGCTCATGGCATAATCATTGCGATAAGTATCTTCGCTTATGTAGTACAGTTGACGATAATGATCCCAGTTGTCTCTTATCATTTGCATACTGTCGAATATCAATCGAGCTGTTTTGCATTTACGAAAACTTATAACTGTGGCCCAGTGCATTGGCATTCGATAAGATCCAAAATAATTGTTGTCAGCAAACGGCGGGTATCCAGTGGCATCAAGGGCCCAACGATGTGTTAGAAAGTCTTGATCGATTTCAAACAACACCCGCAGTTGGTCTGATGCTACCACATAGTCTGCATCCAACAACAGTGTATGGTCCCACGGACTGAGATCATACACAGTGGATCGATTCATGTTGTGCCATACCCCACTGTCTTTGTAGTCATAAAAATATCTGTGTTGTTGTACTTGGGGCGATGGAGTAACAATCACCTGATCAAAGTTTGCTGTGCGTGTCGCGTCATCTATGTCAGTTATTACACACACCGGAAGATCTAGATGTCGATGTATGTTTTGTGCTGACCAGGCTGCCATAGCCAAATAGTCAGTTTGATGATTATTGAAAGCAAATATTGTTACGCCGCGTGTCATCGGGTTTTGTTCAACTCTTCGTACTCAACCAACCAAGCGGTCATTTGTTCATGCCAGCGCTCTTGACTCTGAGTCAGCAGTTCAGCAACATCAACCAGTACCGGCGTGTCGTAAAGATCTGGCAACACAGTTTCTCCGGTTCTTCCGCAAGTGGTTATCATACTGTGCAGTTCAGGACCGGCACGCCAGAGACCACCACGATAGGCAAATGCCAATTTGGCTTGATATTTTTCTCGAACCGAGATACGGGCCTGATGGTGGTCAAATCGACTTCGACTGTGAGCAATAAGTTCTTCAGTATTCATTGCAGTATTGTACTATAAAAATTAGACAAGGTAAAGGGGCCGGAGCCCCTTTTGGTAAAACTGCACCAACTAATTGTTGCGTAATTAGGCGTAGGCTGTGCCGCTGGTAGTGGCGGCCACAGTGGGTGTTCCCCAGGTGCTGGTTAGATATGTTGTTTCTGGCGGCAGGTATGAGACCACTGTGGCCGGAGCTGTTCCCCAGGTCACTGTGCCAGCTGGCGTAGCGGTACCGCCCGAAATGTTACGATTGGGTGCAGAGGTGGCTCGAGCAGCCGAATACCAATAGGTATTCAGAGTCAATGTGGTTGTGCCGTTGTAGGCCGCTGTCACCTGTACATAGTCACCGGTGTAGGCATAGGTTGTGTCATACTGTATGTAAATTTGTTGTGCCAGACTGGTCAACTGAGTGAATCCAATGTTGGTGGCCACAGTGGGTGTTCCTGAGCCGCCAATACATTTGGTTCCGGCGTACGAGACTCCAGCAATGGTCTTGGTTGCAGCATCTGAACTAAAATACACTGTTCCGCAAATGTTATTGATAAAATTGTTCCAGTCTGTGTCCGCATTGGTTCCGGTGCTGGTTTTATGAAACTGTACTTTTAGTAGGCCACCGGCATTGAAAAAATATGATGCAGCTGCTGCACTGGCAAAGGTCACTGTGTGAGTAAAAGTAATGGTCCAAGCCGCTTGGTAATTGCCCATCTGTGTGGTCTGACTGGAGCTGCCGGTCCAGTTAATGACTTGTGAGCCAGATGCATAAGCATTGCGACGATTGTTATAGCAATTTCCAATATCTGTACCAAGATTGCTCAAGATATTAATAGTTTGTCCAGCTGTGGGACTGCTTCTACTGGTCAGTGTGGTGGCTTGGTGATTGCCAAGGCTGGTCAGTGTATTGTTCAGTGATGCCCATTGTGTGGCTGTCACTGTACCAGCTGCTGCCACTGTTCCTAGTGCAGTCTGTCCATATGTTGTGTTCCAGGTGGCATTGATATTAGCAGCCGCTGTGGTGCTAACAAAACCGTTATAATCTGTTGCTTGTATTAAACTGCCAGATGTGTAAGTCATTTTATTTTCTTTCCCTTTGTATTAGTTGATCAATTTCAACGCAATCGTGTTTGGCGATTGCTGGGTGATTTTGAATCCTTGCTTATTTGATTGTTACAATAGCTTCGACTGTTCCTTCGTCGTGATCTACTTTGTTCTGCAAAGAGCGTCCAATTACATTAAATGCTGTGGCTTCGCCTGATTTTGCTGCTCTTGCCAGACCATTTCCGGCACTGACCAATCTGTCGCCCTTGCGTACTTGTCCGACGGTTCTAACTGGTACTCGACCAGTCATTGCAACCGGAGGATGAGTAAGGTCAGGACCAGCTGAACTGTTCATCAAGTATGCTGCTTGTGTACTTATGACTCCGAACACATTTTCGCTGAGATCATCAATAACTTGGGTAATTTCAGCTACACCGCCTAACTCAACCACTGTGCCCGGCATTAATCTTGTGTCAGCTGCAAATCGCTCGGCCACGTCAGCATAGTTGGCATTGATCTGGTTGCCCGAAATAGTTCCGTTGGAACCATTTATGGTCATTACTGTGGTTGGTGTACCACCCACATTGGCACCAAAAGTTATGTTTCCGTTGGTTACGGTGTTGTTCAAAGCCACGGTGGTGCCACTTACTGAAATGGCAAAATTACCGCTGGCACCCACTGCCAGGCCAGCATTGCTGGTTGTGGTCAGTTTTCCTGTTGTGGTAGCAGCCGAATCACTGCGCATGAATTGAGTGGCCAGCAAATTGTCTGGGCCTAGGGTGGCAGCATTGGTGATTTGCCCTTGAAATACATAGGACGCACTGGCTGAGCTCAATTGTAGACCGGGTTTGATGGTCGCAAATCCGCTGATGGGGGTCTGTGGAGTAAATGCTGTGGTATCATAACTCATGATGGCCAACAGTGTACCACCCACATAGAATTCCAAAATAGTATGTGAAGTACTGGTATTGTCTAGAACTGAACTGGCAAAAGCGCCAGTTTGCCCTTGACCTGATGTGTATGCAGGACCGACCAAAACCCAGGCTGATCCATTGTAAACATTTAATTGTTCATTTGTGGTGTCATACCATAGGTCGCCAACCACATTAGAAGTGGGCTGACTGGCACTGGCTGTGGCCGAACTGATGGTTTTCCATTGTGTGCCATTCCACACATTCATGACCTTGTTGGTTGAATCCCACCACAGTTGTCCGATCAACGGGGTACCCGGTGCGGTAGTGTTGGAGAAATTCTCCAACATGTGGACAAAATTCTGATCCAAATATATACCGTAACCAGCAAAGTTTTTGCCAGGCAAAGCCACGCTCGAAGCAGTAGTATTTAAAGTACCGTCGGCGATGGTGGTCAGTGTGGCGCCATCGGTTAAAGTTATTGTGTATGACATTCTTGTTTACTCCGTCCTAATGTTATTTATGTTGCCTTAATATACCCATATTTATGCAGCACTTAGGTTAGTAAGAGTCTGTATACGCAGAGTATACTCTATTTGTATCTGACGGTTCAAGCTCTTTTGAACCGGGTGAAAAATCACATGGGTAATCAACAACAGTTCGCTGGCACTGCCGGCCCAGCTTTTGAGGCCCAGCTCATCAAACACATATTCGCCGTTGAAATTGGTGCTGTTGTCAAACGCCTGTTGTCCGGGCGGCTCGCCGTAATCTAACAAACAGGTAACCACAATGTCGGTGTATACTTTACCGGTGGTGTGTATCACAGTCATGTAGTTGTTGTTGGGATCAGTGTCAGCAGCACTGTTGTCATCTACTACCTTGGCATAAGTTTCGTTGTAGAGGTCAGCATTTTGACCAGTGGTGTTGGGCGGCAAATAGGTGATTACACCGGTGGGATCCACACTGGATCCACCGTTGCCAAACGCCATTTCGTAGATCCAACCGCCGCCTTGCGCAGATGTGCGGTTGCTCAAGGTACGAGCCATGGCAATACTGATGTTTTCGTAGTGTATGGCATTTTTCTTGTCTACCAAAACTTCGCCCGAATTGGGATCGAAGATTTTGACAAACCCTTCAATTTTGGCTAGACCTGGCTGGATCATGCTCGTTTCTCCACAAATACTTCTTTGGTTTTAGGATCAAATATTTTGACAAATCCTTCCACACGAACGCTGCCAGTTTCATTGGGGCGTTTGGGCGCAACCCCGGGGTTGACTGCTGTTGTTGGTTGATTGTTTTTTTGCATATATGTTATTTACCAGTGTTTATTGACCTCGTAAAAACCTTGCACACTGAGTGTCTGTTTGGCTCAAAGGCAACTCCGGAGTAGCTACATTGTACCAGGTATGTGCTCGACGTACTTGAATGGCCACTTCGACTCCCAATGGCGGCACAGCATCAAAAGTCACTGTGACCGGAGCATCATCAGTTATGGTGTATCCGCTTTGTAGCAGTGTGCCGCCTAGGTACACTTCCACTGCTCGATCACGCACACCACTCGGAACCTGGCTGATATCAATTTCGGTTACAAATTCAGTTGTGGTACCATCTCCCGAATTTACTCCGGGTTCCAATGGATAAGTCAGGTTAGATTCAATATAATTTTGGCACATCAACGGCAAAAGATTGTCGCGCCCGGTATTGTACACCAGATCTCCAGTTGTGTGGTCGGCAATGGCTGTTCCTGCGGTGCCGCGCAATAGGCCGCTGACTGTGTTGGCAACAACATCTCTATGTCGATACAGGATACGCTCGGCACCTATCATCAACACTCCCCAAATGTTGGCACTGCCCAATGTCAGTTCCCAATAGTTGGTATTGGTTGGCAAGGTTCCGGTAGTGTCAGCAATACATCGATAGTAGTTGCCGCCATATATGACCACGTCTCCAATATGATAATCAAAAGTGATGTTGAAATTAGCAGCAAAGTTTGGTTCTCCCAGTGCCGATGCATTGACCACATGGATAATGTCATCAGCCATGCCAACTGGTTCTGTTAATTCTGTAGTACTGGCAACAGTAACACGATAGGTGGCCTGAGTTCCACGCATGTCTTGGAATATACGGAATTCAGGAGAGCCATCGTCTGTGAGCACTAGGAAGTCCAAAGTATCAAATTCGCTGCCAGGTACCAATTCTTCTGGCGCATAACTGCTGAAAACATCAATGTACCCACCACCATCAACATTGATATCTGTGGGTCTGGTACCCAAGAATACATCAGTGTACTCGCTAGAATACACAGCGTCCAACAACAGACTGCTGGTAACACTGCCTCCAACATCGTACGGACTAGCATCATAATTGTCAACACTGAACCCGCCACTGGCTGCAAAATTTACTCCAGAAACTTGCACTCCTGGATAATCAAGACCATCAATCAACAGTGGCAAATTACGGCCCGGTTGGTTGGCAGTTGGCAAATAGTAACCCTGTGTACGGTCAACTCCACTGAGTGTGCCGGCAGTTACTGGAGTCCATTGCTCAAATATAAACGGATCGTAAATGCTGGCATATTCATTGGTAACAGATACTAACAAGGCCTGACTGAGAGAGATCACATTGTTGCCATTGTTGTACTGAGAAATAATAGTTCCGCTGGGAATACCAAATCCAGTCACAATCAATCCGGTGCCAAGGCCAGTTGAGGATGCCAGTGTCAATTGATATGATCCAGCGGATCCAGTGGCTGTGGTAATCACCGGAGCATTGGTCACGGTCTCATTGGCCTGCCATACTGTGTCCAGGTGCCGTACTCGAGTGTCGGCTGGATAACTGGCCACCAGATAACTCCAATCAGTGATAGCACTGACGTATTCATAGCGGTCATACTTGATGGTCATGTTTATGTTACGTACCAAACTGTTGCCCATAATGGCCGAAGCCTGTGCACCTGACCCGCCGCCGTTGATCAAGGTAATTGGCGGAGTTGTGGTATAACCGGATCCTTCATTGACCACCGTGATAGCAATCACACGTAATTGCGAATTAATTTGTGCCAGGCACACAGCTGGTGTGCCAGCATAGGCCAATGTAGCAGAACCATTGGTCTGACTGCCGGTGGTAAATGTTGGCGCTGTGACTCCCGAAGTACCGGCAATGACCACAGTATAAAGATTGGTTCCATAGAAAATTTGTTGACCAATGGTGTAGTCGGTTTCGGCTTCCCACTGTTGCCCAATAATTACATCAGGAACGCTGGTGTAGCCTGTGCCGCCAACAGTGACCAAAACTGACTGCAAGGTCAATAGATAATGGTTGTACCAATCTTGCCAAGGTGTAGTGGACCAAATTTCTGCGTTGCTGGCAGTGTCGACAATGTCACTGGCTGTTCCTGTTCCACTTGCGGTGCTTTTGGTATATGGCAACAGCACCGGACTCACATACTGTGGTTGCTGTAGCGTAGTGTCATAATATGCCGGGCAGTCAAAATCAGTCAGTGTACCTGGATACAAAGTCAACCCATTGTAGACCAAATTGAAATTCTTGATCTGCACATGATAGGGCTTTATTTCTTGTATGTAATTTTCTACAAAAGTTTGATTGTCTTGACGATACACCTGGTAGGGCAACAACGCTCGTATGTCGTGGCGAACATCAATCAAACTGGTTTTGTTTAACCAGGGCGGTGCTTCTTGCTCGGTCATAATGAATTCAAACATCAATATCAACAGTTCATTGCGATATATGGCCAAATCATTGGTAAACAGTTCATAGTTGATAGCTTGGATAATATTGCGTGTTTCTATTGCAGGCTCTTGGTCGTAGCGTTGTGCATCATATACTTCAGCGTCCCAGCCAAACCGTCCAATTGAATAATCCCACAATGTTTCATCAAACGCAATGGTGCCATCCTGTAGGCCCACACGGTCCCAACCAACGCCAGTATAGAGATAAATTTCCCATTTGCCCTGTGAATTGGCCGCAACTCGTACACTGCTGCCAATGGCCACATCCAACGTGGCCAAGCTGGCATAGTTTGGCACCTGTGCAACCACAGCCGTTGAAGAATTATATCCTACCTGATACCAGTCAACATAATGCCAGTAGTAGGTGGTATTGTAGTTTTGTATGCGAGTCAGTTGCAGAGCTTTTGAACTGCCTTCTGCTATCACTGTGTAAATGGTCCAGGACCCGTTGTAGTTGTTGTCATCGGTCACTAGATATCGATAACCTACCGGTACTTGTGCCAAATCCTGATAGGCCAATTGATCCACACTGGTCAATAATCTATTGTAGGCCTCACTGGTAGCACTGGGAATTGGTTCGCTGGAGTTTAGAATTGCAAATCTACGAAGGTCCACAATGGGCAAGGTAGCCAATATGTTGTTGGCTCTGGTAAGGTAGTTTTGCAATGCCAAGAAACGATTGACAAACATGCTTTGTCTTGGACTAAATTGCACTCCGTATTGCATGGCCGGACTCAGATATGGATCCGGCACCAAGGCACCATTGGCGCTGTAACCAGCAAAACTGTCCAGCAGTTTCTGATAGAGGTTGCTGACCAAGAAACTGTGAGCATCGCCGTCGGCAATCAACTGGAATTCATTATGTACATTGGCGTCGGTCAAAGTCTGCGAAAAGTCTATATGCAGTATAGTGTCACTGGCCGACAGATATTGTGCACCATTGTAGATGGCCACTGTACTGGCATTAAGTGCTGCTATGTACGGTATTCCGCTGCTGCGTGGATCTAAGATATATCTGGCTATACCAGTGGTGCTGAGAGTTTTTCCAGCACCGGTGTTGATAGTGGTCAGCCCAGTCACCCAAAAATAGTAAGTGGTTTCAAATGTACCTTGTATATTCAACTGAGCCGTAACAGTGTAACTGGTGGTATTGTACACAATGCCTTCGCCGGTATAATTATCGGGCGGTACCGAGCTGGCTACCCATTGAAAAATATCAATGGTACTGCCAGGGAACAGTTGTCCCCATCGACGACTGGCGTACACAATGTCATCTTGATTGGGGTCAATGAACCTTGCACCAATGGTATTCCACCAAATTTCGCCCACACGTTCACGGCCCCAGAAATTACCATTGTTGTTGTGATTGCCTGAGTTGTATTGTGCTGGGTCCACGGCTCCAATAAAGTTAATATTCTGACGAGCTGCGCCTAGTATTTTGCCCTGCAATGGATAAAAGAAGTCAAAGAAATAAGTTTCAGGACTTTGTAGTTTGTTATACATGTTGACGCTGTTCAACAGGTACACGTCAACCACTGGTTGTTGTTGATGTATCACTTGCCAGGTTGGCAGTTGGTTTGTGTTGTTGAACACTCCCACACGACCCACATTGTTATGTTTGGGGCCACCAACCAACAATATGCCAGTGGTATAATCAATCGCAGTGCCCCAGGTTTCCAATGCTTGTACTGAACTGTTGTAAACTTGTTGTCCAAATACAAATTTTCCTGGGTCAGCAATAGAATCTGTAGAACTGGGCAGATAATCAAAAGTATAAACCACACCACTTTGTGTTATGATTGAGAAGAATGTGGTACTGCGATCATCAAAGTATGTGGCGCCACCATCAAATATTTCTGGTTCGAACAAGGTGCCGCGTGGCGCTCCCACTACCAACGTTGCAGCCGAAGTGTCAATGTTTATTGCAGATCCAAAATTGGCTGACACTGTGGGATAGGGACTGCTGATGTACTGTGTATAGGCATAGGTCACAAAACCAAGATCAGTAAACGCCGTGCCACTGGTGCCAGGCAACACAGTCAGTCGATTGAATTCGTCAGCAGCTTTGGTGTTGATCACACTGATAGTCAATCGGCCACCACTGGCCACTGCGGTGACATTAGGTATGCCAGCGTTGCGTATAGCAACAGCCAGGCCAGTGACAGTGTTATTGGGTACAGCTGGCACTGTCACTGGTGTATCTTGTATGCGTATGGTATTGCCAGCGGTCAACGTGGGATTGACCACAGTGGATGCAATAGTTCCATACACGCGACTTTGATTCACATTGCGTTGTACAGACCCAGCGTTGGCCAGCACAGATCCATCACCCGGAGCCCCGGTGTAGATGCTGCAATTCAACGGGCAAATATCAACTGAGGTGCCAAATTGTGATTCATCAAACAACACTTCTGGTACAATTTTTTGTACTTGTTTAAAAATGTTGCTTTCAAGTTCTAGTATGTCGCCCAGGTTCAAAGTCACACCTTGCAGTACCACAGTGTTTCCTGAAACAGCAAACTGTCCGTCAATGTATTGTTCTGTATTGGTTAGATACTGATTGTTCAACAACACTGCCACAGGATTTTGAAATCCTGCTGGCAAGTCATAAACAAATTGATCAGTGTTGCTGACAATGTATCGTGTGACACTGCGATCAAACACATAAACTGCTCCGGCATCTGGATATTCAGCGCTGGCGCTGGCACCACTGGCACCAATTATGAGTTGTCTTCCATCTGTGGTGGTGGCAATCTGACTTCCAAAATTGGCTGTGGCTCCTAGGCCAGGTACAGTGATCACTTGCTCAATCCATCTCCAATGAGTGCTGGCAAACAATTTAATGACCGACCCCACAACCGGAGGTGACGCAAACAACAGACGCGATAGCATACTATTAAATGTGTAATCAACATCAGGCACCTGTATGACGTCATCAACATATACTGAAAAACTTTGGATATCGGTTATGGTATACAGGGGCGTTGTCAAGTAGAACGAAGAGCCGTCTGCGGTAATAGTTTCTTCAGTTTTACGTGTGATAATCAACTTTGATCCTGCAAGTGGTGCCGAATTCAAAGTGATCAAATTGCCAAACACACTGTAGCCCACATCCAAGGTCAACAGTCGGTTGTTCAACACCACAGTCAATTGAGTAGGATCATCAAATTCAATTAGGCCCGTGACATCATAACTTTGGCCAGTTGTTGTGGTAAATTTGGCTATTTCTTCGGGCTGATCCACACGACCGTATGCATATACTTTGTTTTTTCCTGGAGCCGAAATATACATCCAGCGTTCGTCGCGGCTGATGGCTATACTATAACCAAACTTGGCATTGGAAAAATCAGCGTCGGGCGAAGTCAACAACTGCTGTTGTACAAATGCAGTGGTGCCAGACGGACGATAAATGGTCACTGCATATCCCTGATTGCTCCGGCTTGCGCTGGCTCCGGCTACGGCCCAGTTTTGATAACCGATGGCCACAGCATTGCCGTAACCCGCAGTACCGGTGGCACCCAGTGTCAATACTGCATGTTCTTCGTAGACATTTTGATAATTCTTAAAATAGGTGTAAAGTGCGCCAGAGCCTTCATAACCGGGCGCTCCTACCAGAGCCATGAGATTTTGATAGCCTTGTGCTAGGCTGGTTCCTAGCAGTTCTCCAGTGTAAGGAGCACCTGCATTCAGCACAGCGCCTGGCACAAACGGATCAGTTTTTTCCAACACTTCCCAAAGACCTTGGCCGTTGTCGTCTATCCAGGCTCGTGCGCCCGGTATCAGGTCATTCACATAAGGCAAATTGACCACATCGCTGGCCTGTGACACACGCATGGTCTGCAGACTGAATGCCAGGCCACTACCGTTGACCACTGCTTTGGTGCTGGACAATGCTATAACAACCGAAGTCAATCCAACTCGAGACAACACACGATAAACACCATCTATGGTGTCGCTGAGGAATCGTATGATGATCACATCACCTACTGACAACAACGGAGGTTCGCTGAATGTGATAATCGTGGTGCCGTTGAGGTTTGGTGTGGAAGAATTTATGAAACCAGGCACTTTGCTGGCTCGGTATATGTTCCAATCGTAAGTGGTACTTTTGGCAGCCCATACCGTGGTACCAATGCCGATGGTGTTCAATACCCCATCGGCTAGGCCCAGTTGTCCTTCGAGATCAAACACAGTGATATCAACATCATCTAGATTCACATATCCAGCACTGGGCAGTGCCGAATTGATATGTGACACTGTGGTTGTTGGAAATATAGCTGGGCTGGTTACTTTGTAACTTTCACTCCAAAGACTGCTGTAGTACACAGTTTGGTCGGCTGTGCTGGTCTGTTGAGGTGCAATGACTTGTATTGTGCTGGGGTTTGAGGTCAACAGTGCTTCGTTGAGTTGCAGTTCAATGTATCTGCGATCAGCATTGGCGCCATAGGTTCCGCGCAAAATGCCCCAGTTTTCAAATACTTGATACTGTGCTGTTTCGTTGTCCAACTGTGCGTTGGTCAACAGTCGTACACTGTTGATGGTGCCTTTGTCTCGTATCAACTGTTGATACAAATTGACCTGACTGATGTCATTCAAATTCAAATCAGCCATATATTGGCGTGGGCGGAAGCCAATCAACCCAAACGCAAATAAATCTTGCTCAAGTTGTAGATTGGCCTGATTGACATCGTAGCTGTTGGCCAACTGATTGCTTTGCAATGCTAAGTTTTGCAACAGGCCTTGTTCAATTTTGGTATAGTTACTGGGTAACCAATTGTTTTTGTTGAATTGATTAGATGGTTGTACTATGTTAGCAGCTTGCCAATAGCTGTTTTTGTAAATGACAATTTCGCCCTTGCTGTACTTTTTCAACGGCTCCCACTGCTTTACTGTCTGCGGATTGTTGTATATAAATCCCTGTGCATCAAGTTGACCATTCCATTCGGCTGTTACTGCTGCCGACACAATCACTCGATATTGTCGAGCACCGGTGGCTGGATCATATATCAGATCGTTGAACAGGCTGACATTGTCTAAAATCACCAAACTTTCGTAATTGGTAAAACGCAGGGCCATATAGCTGATGAATTGAGAATTCAGCGTCATGGCCTTAAAAGAGTTGCCTTCGCGATTTATGACTAATTCTTTGGCCGGAATGGTAGTTCTATTTTGATCCAATATAATATTTTCGGGGGTTTGAATCACCAACGAATCAATGATTGAACCAGGAGTAACAATGGTCAACTGTGTGGCTGTGGGGTTCAAATTGATTACAGCACCAGTGCCCCAGCCTTGATTGGCCCAGTACAAAAATTCCTGGGCCATCTGACCCCAACTCAAGGTATACCCGTTTTCTCTTGTGTCAAATACCAGGCCTTGGCTTTCTAAAAAAGCGCCATAGCTCAATATAAAATCAACTACCATGTTGTAATTGGTAAACACGTAACCGTAGGGCACCTGAACTATGTTGTCGGTATAGGTGGCCGGCACAGTGACCGTGGTTCCGCCAGATGATAAAGTGCGTGTGACCCCTGTGGTACGACTGGCCAAGATATTAAAATACGGATTGGAGATACTGTAGCCAGTAACCAAGTATCCGGCATCGACCACCTGTACCACCAACGAACTGTACAGTACTTGATTGAACGGTTGGTTTTTGTAAACCAAAAGGTTATAACTGTTGTCGGGTATCAACAGAGTGCTGTTGGTGCTTTTTGGGCTGCTTTTTTCTGCATAAATTTCTAAATACTGCTTGTCAGTAAATGTGCCCATTCTATAGCACAATCTCACATCCAGTAGTTTGAGATCTGCTGTCAACTGTGTGGTCGAGTTTATGCCCAACTGTTGATTGTAGTCCACAATCCAGTCAATGTAGCTGGCTTTGCTGACTCCATTGCCGTATATTTCTAGACCGTTGGCATCCAATCTGTAGCGTTGATTGTACAAATACTGATCGACTTCTGTGTCGTACTTGTAAAGATCGCGATCAGCAAACAAGCTGAAAAATTCGGCTGGTCGGGTCAAGGCCAGCAAGCGCATCACTGCGAATGGATATGCTGAACTGGTGCGCCAGGAATATTCCACTGGACCCTCGTCACCGAATACCCAGCTTTTCTGGAACTGGCTGGAATCCCACAGGCCTACCACACTGATAAATGGGCTCAGCAGGTTACCTTGATCGTCCACTGGTATCACTTGTTGTAGTCCTGGTCTGGCATAACGAGGCTTGTAATACATACCGGCCGGATCAGCCACCCGACCCAATGCCAAATCGTCCCATAGCACCAAGTTGCCCGAAGTATACGGCGCAGGACCATAGGTCGAAACCCACCAGCTGGGTTGCTGACTAAATCCCAACATTTCCCATGGCGTGGTCTGTGGAGTCGGAGTATCGTAAAAATACTGATAAATGCCGCGCCAGGCTCCCACTGGAAGAGGTGATTCAGTTAACTCGGTGGTGCTGCTGATTCTGTTGCCGCTGCCGTTGTAGTTCCAGGTAAATTGATTGCCAGCAATAAAATCTTGACTGCTGTAGGTCAATTTGTTCCAGCCCAGCCAACTCAAAAAGCTGGGTGCCAAGATTTGGTTGATATCGCCCAGACTATAACCAGTGTTGGTTCTAAACTGTCCGGGCACCACATCAACCAGATTCAACGGCACTGCAGATTTGATTTTTAGATTGTTGAATATGCGAGTTTCAAATTCCAACAACAGTTGGTCTCGGAAATCGCCGAACGCTATAGTTTTACTGCCATCGTGCCCCAGTATCACAAAAGCCGGTGTTATGTAGGTGGTATCAAGATAAATCTGAGGACGGAAAGCCGGATACAGGCCCAATTTGGTAGGTGTGTTGGGCACAAATGTACCATAAGTGATGGCATATTCTTGTATGACAATCACATCGCCTATGTTGGGCGACTGTGTCAAGGTCAGGGTTGGTGTGTCTGCACTGACCACATAATCATACCCTGACTGTTGTATCACATCATTAATGTATACCAAAACACTTTGATAATTGGAACTGGTGAAATTGTAAACGTTGTTGAGATTGAATGTGGTTGTAGATATATTGGTCCACGTGGATGCCACTGTGGTATAACTGGTATTGGCTGGCAACATGTCGGACCAATAGAATGGATTGATGCTGTTGCGTCCTGCAATCAATCGTGTCACGACTGCAGTCAACATGTTTGGAATGGTATAATTGGTATAGTCTGCAGTCACGGCTGCATTTAACAGTTGTGCCTTGTACTGTTCATATTCTCTGCTGTTGTAGGACAATGCATCAAAAATATTGTATTTGTTGGATCTTAAAAAATATCCAGTCAGAGTCAAAGGAGAACTGTTCTGTACAATATTGTCACCGTAGGGTATGATATTGCCCAGGTCTCGTGAGTTGTTGCTGCCGTTGATGGGTCCCACCAATGACAACAAGTTTTCACAAATTGATTCGTAGTGTGTTCTGGCAGTGCCTAATGTAACATATGAACTGTTGACATTGAGTGCATTGTTTTCCAAATTGAGTGGAACCTCATAAAATCCCACTTGACTGGTCTGATCACTCAACACTGCTACTTCAATAATGTCTCCGTTGGCAAATGCTGTGCCATTGTTATAAGTGGCAGTGCTAAATGTTATGGTTGTGCTGATTGCTGTGGTGTTGACAGTGTATTTGTAAGGTTCTTGAAATTCACCGTTCACAAACAGTTGTACGCTGGGCACCACACGGTCGGGCAATGTTGCTATATCAAGTTGCAAAGGAAAACCATTGTAGCTGAATTGAAATTGTTGTCTCGAACGGCTGGGCACTGCCGCAGTTTGCCAGCCCAATTCTTTTACATAATTGGTTCTGTCACTGTATTGGCGAGCAAATCCTATGCTGACATTTTCAGTATAACTGATTCCATTTACAGTGTAAACAAATGTGTCTACATATAAATTGTTATCAAATACTATGTCTCCAATGTTGGCCAGACTGAGATATCGAATGGCAAAACCCAGCTCTGAATCATTGGTACTGTTGCCAGTGGCGTAAGAAAACAGTTTGCAACCTCTAAAATTGCTACTGGGGTACACAACAGGGTCAGTCAGGCTGACTCCATCGATATTGTAAATATCAAAATACGGTGCTTGATTGGCCTTGGTTTTTTGTTGTGACTGTTGCCACTCTACACCATCAAAGTAAAAACTCAGCCCTTGTTGAGTGTTTCCACTGAGGCACACCACAGTATTGTTGACCAGAATTGGTATGTCTGACACCGGTACCAATCTAATGACTGGTTGGGTACCGGTTGGTGGTACAGTGTCCGGAGTTATAAATTCCACCACGTATATTTGATCACGCACGTCCGGATCAACGTCGGCAGCAAATATAACACGGCTACCATTGATAAACGTGTATCCGTTGATTGAATAACCAGTTAATCCGTTGATGTCGGCCAGCGCATTGGTGGGCGAAAAATCAATCACATCCACTGGTTCTAGACCAGCGGTACCAAAATTAAACAATTTGGTGCCGGCACGATACTCCAGTATGGGACGAATGGCACGGGCAACGTTGTCAATGACCAAGGTCACATTGTTGTAGGCCGCAGTTTGTTCGAGCACACTGAAATGAAACCAACGATTGCTGCGAGTCCAGGGATTTAGGTCGGGACTGGCACGATTTATAGTTAGATAATCTTTTTGTATTGGTTGGTTGAGGCTGGCATCATAATTGCCTACATCGTATCTGGTGCTGTCATACGGCACCGACCCGCTTTGTGTGTAAGTCTCGGGTGTGACAAAATTTGTAACTGGCAACAACTGTATGGCCGTTCCTACTCCTTCTACATAGTAGCTGTTGTTTTCGTAACTGGCTGGACTGGTGCTACCAATAAATTGTACTTTGAGACCATTGGTGAATGTTACTCCGTTTGGACTCACATATTGTTTTTGACCTATGATTGCATCAATGTCCAGGGTCGACGATGCCGATTGATCAATGAGTCTGATTTCGCCAAATATCTCTGGGTCTGTGCCATCCTGATAAAACAGTGTGCTTCTGATGGCGGCCAGCAATGGTATTTCTTGAAAGGCTCCTTCGTTGTCTTTGTACCATCCAGTGTTGGAATACACAGCTCCAAATTGTATAGAAAACTTGGTTAAATTTTCAATTGGTGCCACACTGGTCAATGTCATATAGGGCGCACCACCACCGTCGGGAGTTGTATAACGCACCTGCCAGACACTGCGCTGAATGGCCACATTGGTAATAGGGGTAGTTTCATCAAATAACAAACTGTCATATGATCCTGATTGTCCATTGTTGGCCGGTGTTTCTGTCAGTGGGTCGTATTGTGAAATGCCAAACCATCCGCCATCTGTTGGGTCTGGATTGGGTTCTGTAAAAATCAAAGTGCGACCATTCAAGTTTGTGATGCCATCAATTCCGCCTGGGTTGTCTAGCAAAAATTGATCAACAAACACGTTGTTGATTTGGTCAAATTGCAAATTGGTCACAAGATCCACGCGACCATTATTGTAAGAAATAAGAGGCAACTCGTAATAGAAATCTTGTGCGTTGCTGTAGGGCACTTCGAACGTGATAGTACCGAGGTCGTAACCGTTATTGGTGACGCCATTGACTGTGCCAAGACGTCCGCTGATGTTGGGAGTACTGGGTATAGCACCAGTGACTCCAGGATCTGTTTGTATCCAAAAACCTGGACCAGTGCCGGGGGTGGCATCAACAATCACAAATGTGCCTTGCATGTTCATTTGTGTGGCACTGTTGTAGTACAGCGTGTTGGGTGCATCTTGTGGCACAGTAAAAGTTATGGTTCCTGTTGCTGAGCCGTTGTTGGTTACACCAGTGTTGTAGAGATTGTTGATCCCCAGTGTTTGTTGTGTCTTGATATAGAAAGAAATTGGTGTTTGTGGCACCATGGTAAACGTATAGGTATTGCCGCGTACCAGAGTCAATGTGGGGTTGTTTACATAATCAATCACCCAGGCCGATGTACCCGTGGTTGACACACGGAAATTGGCAGCTTCGCTGGTATTTTGGGCCACTTGGAAAGTGTAGGTGCCACCACGTACCAAGGTCAAATTGGGATTGGTTTCACTAACTCCTGAAAATGTGTAGACTCCGTTGGCTCGAGTTACCACATAGTTGTCGGTCACCGGAACACCACCTGAATACACATCCACTGAGTCCGGTCCAGCCGGCAACCAATAGTACTGTGCGTAGTTTACATATTTGTCAAAATCAACAAAAGGATCCCACGCATAGTATTCGCTGGTATACAGTTGATCAGCACTGCTGGTGATGCCGCCTTGCACTGCAAGAGCATCGGTTATTCCTGGGTAAGTTATGGCATCAACTATTTTTCGACTGTTGGTAGGATCAGTCTGTACAATTCCTGGCTCCAGTTGATAGTTGGCACGTGTGGCAGTGGTTTCGGACACATACGAATCATTGGGCTGGACTCCGGGTCCAACTTTGCGTCCTACAAAGCCCTGTATTCTTTTTAGGCTGGGTTCTTGGATCAATTGATCCAGTGTGGCCGATAGTATTTGTCGATTGGTAGAAGTTTGAAAAATTTCTGGTAGGAAATCAACTGATCTTGGATTGGCCATTAAATTACTCCGCTGCCAGGTGCAGTTCTAATGTTGGTACTGGTCAATGCTGTGATCACTTCGATGTTTTGCACAGTAGCGCCATTGACAAATATTTGATTGGGAGCACAACGTATTTCGTACAAATTTCCAAAATATTTGTCTTGGTTCAATGGTACCAGCACCACACTGCTGATCACATTGGACATGTTTGAGTGCAAATATGCCGACAGTTCTGAGAAATAAAATGTCTGCCCAAAGTCCCAGTTATCTAAGCTAAAGTAGGTGTTGAGGTACTGTACCACAAGATTTTGTATTTCGCTGTTGGTTGCAGTGGTATTGGCTGCCGGAATTACTTTGATTGTGGCCTGCAGAGGTGACAGGGCTTTGGTGCCAAACAAGGGCTGGAATTCTACACTGTTTAGGATTAGCGTGTCAGAAATCATTTTATAATCTTGTAGGCCAGTGTAGGCCGTGGTCAACTGATCAATAGTGGGCACCGCAGGTTCTTGTACTGTGTTGGTAGTGTCTTGAATGTAATTGGTATAAGCAGTGTAGTATTCATTGGTTACCACATACACATCAATGATGTTGGTAGTGCCCGGGTCAATTCGATTGTTCAATGGACTGTTGTGACGATATTGAAAATACAAATTTTGCCGTCCGGTACGTGCAATGTATTCTGTGGTTTCAGTCAGCGACCTCACACCGGTATTTGGATCTACAGTCAGCACATAAAATGTTGGCTGGCTTGTGTAGGTGCTGGTAGTGATATTGTAAATGCCGTAGGCATAAAAAACCTGACCGGCCGAGTATTGTGTCAACACCAAAGCAATGGCACTGGCAGTGGCATACTGACTATTGACAATGCCTGAATCAATCAACACATATCGTTGTAGGTTGTCAAAGTCCACAATTTGTTGCAGGAACACCCAGGGATTATTGGCTGTGGGCGGTATTGGAACTGGTCCCACTATGTCGTTGAAAAAATCAGGATTCTGTGCAATGCCATCGTTGTTTTGGTCAGCAAACGATACCAAAATTTGATAATCGTCTACTAGTCCATCAGTCTGTATGGGTTGTCCTACAATTTTGGTTATGACATCAACACCCAACGGCAAAGAAGAATCAGGCTGACTGTTGGTCTTTAAGATATTGATAAAATCATAAATTGTGGTGCCAGTTCTACTGTCGTAGATCAGTTGATCGCTTTCAAAGAAAAATCTAGTTTGTTTTACACTGCCAAAGAAATAGTCAAGTGCTCGGAAGCTGACTGTGTAAAAACTGGTGTTGTAGATCAGTTCAATAAACCAGCTGGAATCTAGGCCAGCACCTGAAGTATCACCAGCATAGCGTTCGCTCCAGTCAGCATCAACAGCAAGGTTGTTGGCAGTGATCAGATACCAGGTGCCTGACGTTCCAGTCACAGTGCCCAGGCTATCGTATCCCAGTCCAAAATTTCTTTTGAGACGTATTTGTTCAGCCATGCTGGTCTGCAAAGCTGTGGACAATTCAGTGATGAAAATTGGTATCACTTGTGTTGCTATGGCCCCAGTTGGTACAAAGTTGTTGAGTACCACTGGGCCAATTCCGTTGGTAAAATTGCCTTGCCCCTGGTTGGTCCCGTCAAGATATATTTCCAATGGACTTGACCATAGCGTTAACTTTTGATCTGCTGCTGTGGGTGTACCGACCTGCAGACGATTGTTGGCATCAAAATAATAACCAGCTGGTGCAGTCCATTCGATCAAACTACCCACTGTGATGTACTGTGCATTTGAACTGGTGTAGCCATTGACCGGCACTGGATTGCCCAAGCTGTTGACAAAATATCCAGTGCTGCTTCCAGTTTGTGCTGTGCTGAGATGCCAGCTAATGGTCAAAGGAACAAGATTGGCTCGAGGATAATTGGCATAGTAAAATTGCTCGGCTTGACTCTTGCCCAGCAGGGGTTGTATTTGATTCAGTATCACATCATTGGTTTCGTTGGTGGTCTGCGTGGTAAACTGAAATGACGGTAAACTGTAATTTTCATACAGGGCACCATCACTGCTGAAAGTGTTGGTGCTGGAATATTTTCCTGTGTTGTCGACTAAATCCAAATAACGACTGATACCAATTGATGCACGGTTTACGGCCTTGCTTTTCAAAATTGAATTGTAGGCTGTGTACGGAAAGTTGTTGTAATCTTCGCCGTTGACCATTCGATCTTGTGTGTAGTATCTGGCCGGTGCATTGGTCTTGATCTGATCGATGGTTTCTCTTGGTTGCGAATTAGATACTGGGGTAGTGATGCCGCAAGTGAAAGTAATGGTTTCCAGTTGGCCGGTGCGACTCACATAACTGATGGGCACAGAAACACTTTGCATTTCCTGAGGATTAATAATGTACTGTAGACCGTTTGAGGCACGTACATAGCAGCGGAAGGTGCCCACTGGAATATCGCTGAACACACCATCACCAAAATTCAAAGTGATCTGATCATTGGTACGACTGGATACACTGTACAATGGGCGGCTGGCTGGTGCTTTTTGTTCGGCTGCTGCACCATACACACTGGGCACTTTTTGCCACACGGTACTGATGCTGCCAACATTGTCCAACTGATATAACCACACATCAGTATTGTTGACACCTTCAATATTGATGTTCACTGTTCTGTTGCTGACACGATCGGCCAGGTTAAAATCTTGATTTTGCAGTACGCCTTGTTTGAACAAGAAAAAATATCCAGTGTTGGCACTGCTGAATCCCAATTGGTCATTACGGAACAATATGTTGAATATGCCATTGGGTGTGGGTCTAGGCTCGTACACATAACTTTCGCCCACTGTGGTTGAGGTTACAGCTTCAAATGGCATGTTGATACCATCCACTGTGCTGGTGTAAGGTACCACAGGCAAATAGCCGGGCACTAGGTTGATACTGTATTCGCTGGTGTCCACTCCCAGCACTGTAGCACGATTGCCGGGTACGCCAACCCGCTGGCTGTTGACCAATGCTGCATTAATAATGGCAGTGAATTGTTCTTGCCAACTGAAATTGGTAGGATCTGCCCAGTTGACTGTGACATTGGCCAAGTCAACGCCGTTGATATCAGTCACAGATTCAGTAGTTTGTACTGAAAATACTTTGAGATAGCCCGATGACTCTATGTTGCGTTTGGGGGTGTAGCTGACCAAATTGGCCAGGCGCACCACACTGTCTCTACGTTCAGCCGAATCAATGTAGTTTTCTCTAGTGTTGAGATCATTTCTAAATGCTAAACTTTGCCCCATGAATGCCATAACATCCAACAGCGCAATAAATTCTGAACTTTCAATGTAGTCGTTGAAGGTTTCTGGGTAATACAGGCGCAGATAATCTACAAAACTCTTGCGTAAGGTTTCAAAGTCGTAGCTTTGGAAATTGGCCTCTTGATAGGTCTGATATATTCTTTTCCAATCTTCTACGCCGAATATTACTGTTTGTCTTGTAGTTGATGCCATGATAATCCTGTGTTTTTGTATTTATAAAATTCAAAAACGGCGTAGTTAAACGTAACTGGCAATCCGTGTTTGCAAATCAAAAAATATGCTCAATTGTTGTGCATCTGTACTGGGCACTATGGCCAACTCTACTTGTATCAAAATACCATTTTCTTGTGGGAAAACTTGTGTGTCAACAATCTGTATGCGCGGATCGTACCCGGCCACACGTTGTATTTCGGTCTGTATGGCCCTGGTGGTTTCATTGGTTTGATTTTCAAACAGATTGTCCCACAGCACAGTGCCGTACTGCGGCCGCCCTGGCAACTGACCTTGACGTATGTTAAGTCCGTTCAACAGATCACGCTTGACCAATTCGGTGTCCAACAAGGTGAACTTCTTGTATTGATTCTGTGTGTTAAATCCGATGAATGTGGGCATGGTTTAGTATTTAACCCTGTCGGTACCCTGGCGCAAATCGGAATGTGCCATCATCAGTGTTGCTGGGCGGTATGCTGATCAGCACATTGCCAATCACAGATGCAATATTGGCTGCCACAGTTTCGCTGGCAATGATGGCTTCGGTATTGGCATAAACTAAATTGGCAATGCGAGGATTGTCAATCACTTGAGACACAGCCTGATCCACTTGATCACGTATCACTGTGTTGTTGGAAATGACCGGGCTGGCGGCTACATTGAGTACTTTGCCGTAGGTGTTGACAAAATCTATAGCATATTGTCCTTGCCGAGCTGCTATCAATATAGCAAGTGACAAGTCTGGTGCGGTTTTTCCTTGCAACCAGGCAACTACGTTGTCTACTCCGTACTTGACCGCCGGTTGAAGAAAGGTAGCAATGTAACGATCTATTTCAGTACCGACTATGACTCCAGCATCAATCAAGCCTTGGTAGGCACCTTCGTACAAGGCCAATTCAAATTGATTTTGTACAGTAGTTGAATTGAGATAATCGGCCAGGCTGTTGATATCATATATGCCAGTCCAAACGGCAGGAGTATTCAACACAGTCAACGTCATGGCCGGGCTGGTTATCAGGGCCAGGGCAGCCGACTTTAGTGCACCGACCAGCACCAGGTTGGCCGTAGTTTGTCCGTATATGCCCACTCCGCGAGTGGCAATTTCGGCTCCAGAATAAACTGGTATACCATCGTCGTTGAAGTACCAGTCTGGCAACAACACACCATTGGCGTTGGTAGCAGGATACGTGGCTGCAACAGCGGCCTGTGAAAGCAGGCCCGTGACTTGTGCTTGTGTGAGTATGGTTGTCATTGTGCAGGTACCGTCAAAACAGATGTGGGTTCAGCTAGGAAATTATTGGCCCCCAGCGGTTGTTGAACTGCTGTGGCACTGGTTGTAATATAGGCCGTATTGGCCTGTGCTTGCAAATTGCTAGTAGGCGGTGGATTTGAACTGGTGGCTTGATTGTCAAGATTGGTGGTCAAATTGACTCCGCTGTTGTGGCTTTCGTAGGGTTCGTGCGTGGGTGCTCGCGTAACAATGGTGTCCAGTGTACCAGACTGACTGACCCATCCTTGTCCAGCTACAAAAATGGTGTTGGGCAATTTGTATCCCACCATGGTTGACACCAGGCCAGCTGACTGTGCAGCTGCACCATTGAGATTGATCACTGAGGCTTTGAGATTCAAACTGCCGCCACCGTTCCAACTGCTGGTATGCCCTTGCAGAGCCAAGGAGCCATCACTGCGCACTCCAATTTTGGTTTTTGCATACAGGTTGATTTGTTGATTTGAAAACATGGTGATGGCTGTGTCACCTTCCAGCTTGAGTTGGCCCTTGGCCTTCATTTTAATATTGCCGCCCGCAAACATGTTGATGTCGTGGTCAGCATGTAGATTCAATGTGCCTTGAGTTCGCACATTGACCGAGTTGGTGCTGTAAACATCCACTGTGCCATTTTGTCCCAATTCTATCCAGCTTTGTCCGTTGGCATGACAGATATAAAAACAATTTCCATCATCGCTCATGGTTATCTGATGGCCTTTGGCTGTGCGTATGCGCACCAGGGTATCTTTGCCTTCAAGATTGCCGTCGTCCATCACAAAAGTATGACCACCTTGACGGCCAACTACCACCAAGTCCTGCGGACGCACTGTGCCTTGTGCTAATTGTGCTGCAATGTTTTCAGATGTTAGTCTGCCTTGATAGATGGGCTTGCCCGGGGTGCTGATACCGTAAACTGCGCTAGGGCTTTCTCGTTGACTGTTGCTTTCGATAGGACCACGCACAGGATCTTTTATCAATCCCTGTTGCAAAAAAGTACCGGCCACCACACTTTGCACTGGTTTGGACTGATCATAAAATTTGGGATTTTCGTTGATGGCTTTATTCAGTTGATTAATTTCAGTCACTGGCAACTGTGCAGCACCTGCAAGATAAGTGGACTGTCCAGAATTGCCAGCTGTGACATATTGTGTGCTGGCACCAATGGCTGGTATCATGTGGTTAATGCCGTTCTCGGGTATGCAACCCACATAATAACCGTCATCAGGGTCGCCGCCCACAAAGAAACACAGTACTTTGACACCAAGATCCGGAGGTGTAAACCACATGCCGTAACTGTTGCTGTTGCCTGGGTAAGTGCCATAGCCAGCACTGGTACCAACCTGTGCAGTGCTTCCGTAAAATGGTGGGCAATAGCTGACTGTGCGCCATGTGGTGTCATCTTTGAGATTTGGCGAGCCGTCAGGGTTGGTGGCTCCGAACTGTGCTATCCAAACTTGTAGGCGGCCGCTGCGAGTATCGTCCACAGTGTTGACCACTGTGCCAATGTAAGGACCCATTTCGGCGGCCATGCCACCACGGTCAAATTTGTAATTTTGAGGGCGCCCTCGGCTGCGTTGTGTATTTTCTGACATTTTTTATACGATTACATTATCGGTGTTGAACAAATTGCTATCAGGACTATCCAACGTGACCACTGTGTTGTTGCCGGCAAATAATTGAGTTTGATTCGCAGTGGCGTATCCAGAATCATCATTGCCAGCCACTACCTGTGTAGTGCCATTACTTACCAGATCTACCACTCCGGGCTGAATTTGTTGATCGCCTGTTGGATTGAACCCTGGTGTGGCCAGGCTTGGTATGGTTCCAGCGTTGTTTAACCGCCCCGGGGCTGTAAATTCACCGTCGACTCCTACCACTGTTCCGCCACTGGTGGGCACACGCGGATCTGGTTGAGGTCTAGTGGTTATGGTACGAGTGACATTTTCTGCAAGAAAATTTATTCCGGCGTTGGTCAGTTGCTGTACCAAAGATGAAGCCGAACTGGGCCAGGCCAGTGTTGACAACGAGCTCAGTGTAGAATTGATAACTGATCCACTTTGACGATTTGTACTCAGAGCCGAAATAGCAGATGTGGTCAACGCACGCCGAGCCACCACAGCAGCTGCATTGTCGGCTGTGGTGGCATTCAACAACAAACTGCCTTTGAGAGTCTGTGTGAATTTGCCTTTGACAAAACTGCTGACACATTCTTTGGCCACAAATGTTCTGTTGATTGCCGCAGGCCCGCCCGGTTGACTGGTCAGCCGAGTTACCCCAGTGCCAGCACCTGTCACGGATCCTGTGGCCAAGCCTGATATGGTTTGTAGACCAGTGCCAAGATCGTAATCGTTGCTGGCGTTGAATGCCACTCTGTACAACACCTGGCCAGCATCAAAGTTTATGGTACCGTCAGCTAAAAATGCTCCGTATACGGCCGTAGTACCAGCTGGAGTGCCTACAAAAGCCTCGCCTTGTTGAATCCAGGCCGGGTCGCCCACAATGGTGATAGTGCTTTCTTTAAAATCTGCCGGATTCAACAGTTGCTCGGCCGCATTGGCCACTGGTTCGTTTACCTTGCCAGCAGCACCTTGACTGCTTTCTACACTGCGTGAATTAAAACTGTATTTGATCTGGTCACCATTGTCGCCAATGCTACTAGATCCGTCACTGAAATTCACCCCCGACACTGTTAGGTAATAGAGATTGTTGATGCTTTCTTCGTAGCTCAGTACCGAAGTGTTTTGTCCGGTAAACCAATAGTTATATTCTTTTTGTACACCTGGATAGACCGGCGCTGGAAAATATTTGCTGTTGAGTTGAGCTATTCTATAAGGGCTGACTATGTACTTGATGTTGTAAGCATAGTCATTGCGTTTGGGATCATACTTGATTGGTGTTGCCTGCATGGAGATTTTAAACCAGGCCACGTTTTGCGCTGGTGCTCCGTTGGGCAATATTAATCCTCGTTCTTCATCGTATTTGACCAACTGCTGGTCTTCAAGGTAAGTGCTGTTACGCATGATTTGATCCAGCAGTTGCACAATCTGCATGCCGGCTGTGGCACTTTGTGTTCTGCTGTTGACATCCACGCTTTGTTTTGCGCCTAATTTTTGATCAGCTGGAGTTTGGCTGGTACTGTTGCTGGTGGCTGCCCGATTGAGAGTACCGGCTTTTCTAACTCGTGCTGCTTTCAATGCCGGAGTAGCAAATTCTATTGAGTAAACATCTGGGTAGGTATAGGGAAAGTCTGCGCCTGGTCCCGAAAGCCTTTGTTGATATGCATTCATAGCGGCCATGAGTCCTCGACGTATTGTGCCTCGTACTGTGGGTGCCGAACCAGCGTTGGCTGGAGCAAGATTGGTGGCCACATCCTGGATACGGTCACCACTCAACAGGTCAGCCACTGTTTGCCCACTGAGTTCGATATTGAAGGGTATGCTTCCGCGAGCCGAACTGGCATTGATGTTGTAGTGTACTCCTTTTGCAGTGATGTCGTATTCCACAGTCTTGCTGCCCACTTTGAATTTGATATTATCAATGACAAACGGAAAAAACTTTTCCACAAATGCGTTGGTATCGGTGTTGTCAACTACAGATACACCAGGCACTCCCGGAGCACCGCGCACCAATGTTCCGTACTGATCATAGCCGTAAAATCTAATCACCATAAAAAACACCGCGGCTGACAGGTTTTTCTTGACATTGGCTTCTGGCAACAGTGTTTGCACAGCCTTGCTGAGATTGTCTATAAGAGTTATGCCAGTGGGTTCGGTCACAGTCATGGTAAAATCCACCACATTGTGTGTCATGCCAGTGCCTTTGCCAATTATTTTGCTGTGCAACTCGACCTGTTCGATGTAGTAGTCGTTGTTGAAATAGGGTGTGCGACTGCCGGTAGGAATGCCGGCACTTTGAAACAGTAGGTAACTGCCACTTAGATTTTTTTTGCCAGTTGATACCATGTTGCGGTAGGCATTTTCTGTAGTGAGATATACCGAAATACCATAAGTGTAGCTGGCATATTGATCCAGCACATTGGGTTGCGGTGTTATGGCAGCATTGTCAAAAATTGAACTGACTTCTTGTTGGGTAGCATTGGGACGTGCAGGTGGCGCACCCGATATATCTTCACTGCCGCTGCCGGCACCCACACCGGGCCGAGTCGCTGCTGGTGGTACTGCTATGACAGTGCCATCTCCGTTGGTAACACCCCTAAGCGGTCCCGGTTCTTTCAACAATCCCGGTGGTGCTGCTGGTGTGGCCTGTGAGTTTTCTATTTTGCGTATCTCAGCTTGTAGACCAATGTTTCTGTTGTCGGTTTCGGTGTTGATGGGTCTTACTGCATTGGTAACAGATGTGGTGTCAGGCACCAGCACCACTCGTCCGTTGTTATCTAATTTTTGTGCAGTGCTGGCCGGAGTCTGCGGCTGTGATTCGGGCACTGTGGCCAGCTGATCATCGTGTACCACAGTACCGGCACTGACTGTGGGAGTTCGTTGCGCAGCCTGCAACTGCCGATCAAGGCTGTTATACAAATTAAGATCTTGTTTTATCTTTTGTTGAAGTGCTGGGGTGTATGCGCCAGGTGACTGCGCCAGTTTGTTATCTCGATCCAGTTCGGTCCGGGCTAGTTCCAGTGCAGCTTGAATTTCAGCAATTGATGCCATGTCAGAATCCTAACACATCTTTTAAAGTGTTTATGCTGGGCAGATAGATTGTGGTACCAGCAACAAAATCCACTGGTGGGCGCGACAGGGTGTTGGGATTGCGTTGATAAAACACCCACCACAAGTTCGGAGTTTGGTAAAGGTCCAAGGCCAATAGATCGGGCCGGTATTGATAGGTAAGATTGATGATCATCTGTTGGTCGTCGGGCAACTTGGGTATGGGACGATTGACCATGGGGTTGAGATAAAACTGTGTGTAACCAGTAAGATAGTAGGGACTGGTTGATTCGTAAGAAACTGACATTACCAGAATCCTCCTTTGAGCTGGTTACCGTTGGCAAATCCCTTGAGACTGAATATTTGGCTGACCTGGCTACGACTCTGTATCGGCAACAGTGTGAGGCTGATGTCCATCTTGGTTGGCACATAGGTGGGATTCTCAGCGGCCAAGCTGCCTTGTACCGCAAACGGAGATGGCAATGCGCCCGGATTGATCTGCTGTCCCAGGCTGGCCAAACGTTGCAGTGCATTGGTCACTGGATTGCTCAACACAGTTTGACGATTACGTGCCACCAGTTGATTGGTGCCGTTGTTGGAAACGTTTTGTGCTCGTATGTAGTTGACATCGGCCGGCAAGGTATAGTTGAATTGAGACACCACACAAGGATGTTTATTGAATTGATAATCACCCAGACCTGACAAAAAAGTCAACGGCGGTGGCGAGCCACGCTGGCCGTCTTGGCCATAAAACATCTTGGTCACCGAACGGAAAAAGTGTATCACTGCTAAAAGATAATTGGCTTCGGGTGTGTCCTGTGCAGTGAATGTGGCCTTGATGGTGATCTGATCCACATAGCTGTTTTGATAAAAATAGCCACGATAGTTGCTGTGTGTAAGATCATAGGTGCTGTAGTTGGCCTTGTATGCTGTGTCTATGGTGGGAGTGTAGGGGAATACAACTCCGTTGGTGTTGTACAAAGGCCACAGCACCGATCCAGTGTCACGTGCATTGTACAAATAATCACTGTTGGGTGCCAGGCTCAAGCGCACACGCCAGTCACTGCTTTGTGCTTGATTTTGATTTTGCTGGCGTGCTGTTTGTTGATTTCTTGCCTGTGCCAACAAAGTGTTTTCAAAGTTGGCCTGGGTCAGTAGTGCTGCACTGATCACATTCTCGCTGTTGGACAATGCAGGATTGATTGCGGAATTTACGGTGTTGGTAAAAAAGCCGCTCAAGGTGTTGCCGGCCACTTCTGCAGCTGATCTTACTATAGACGCCAGACTGATATTGGCATTGGCCGGTACCTGTGCCAGGCCGGGATCAGTGCCAACCTCTATGTCTGCTGGTACTTCAGCTGCACGAACCAGTTGAGTATCACCGTTGGCCTGAATTTTATAAGTATTGCCGTTTGCATCAGTGGTATAGGTTGGTTTGCCCACCTCGGGGTCTATGTCTGCTGACACTTCGGCTGCACGATACAACTGTGCAGGCGCATTACCGCCATCAATGATTTTATAGATATTACCTTGCGGATCAGCAAAATAGCCATCGGCTGTCAGCGCACCCGGGTCGTCAGTTTTGGGATCTACGGGTGCGGCAGTATAATAACTGCTTGACTCATTTGCGCTTGCTGGTACTGGTGTCAAATCCACTCCTGGCCTTACCGGAGTAGCGCTGGTGTTGGCTATCAATAGATTGACCCCGTTGGCCGCATAGGGTTGCAGTGCCGGCGGCACTACCGCAGAGATGGCTTGGTTAACCAACTGTGGCACCGCCTGCTTGGCAAAGTCCGTGGCCAACCCGGTGGCCACCTTGTTGATATTTTCCGGCGAAAGTGTTGTTTTTAAATAGCTTTGGAATTGATCAAGCAGACCTGGTTGCACTGGATTCGCAAAAACTGCACTTGGGTAAGCTATGGCAGTGGTATTGTTTGTAATAAAGTCTGTTGCTGGATTTGCAAAAGTTGCACTTGGGTAAGCTATGGCAGTGGTATTTTCCAGATTAAAGTCCGTCACCGTCGGTGCATTATTGACAACGGTGCTGGGATTGTTGAGGTCCCACCAGTTTTTGTTGCCAGCCAAGTCGCCCACTTGTCCTTGCAATTGAGGAACAAAATCAGTGCTCAGAGTGTCAGACAAAAATTCAGAACCATTGTCTAATACTGTTGATGATACAGGCGCGGCAGCAACTGACTCTATTAGGCCTCCTACCAATTCTTCGATTGCGGTAAACTCAAATCCCATACTGTTGATTCCTTAATATTTTTCTGCCAGTACTGCCAGATCGGTTTCTTCGGTTGGATGTATGCAGTACCACACAGCATCTTCCAATGTGGCTGCTACAACTCTTGTGTTTGCTGGAATGAAAAAGTGTGCTGGCGCTTTGAATTTTACGTCGCCTGTATCACTTTTTACGACCACAGATCCATGAGCAAGCACCACCACATGATCAAAATCAAATTGTTTGGTTCGTACTTGCAGGCCTCTTGGTGCGCGATGTGCTCTCATATAAATGCCAGAGGTCAAAATGTGTTTTATTTCAACCCAACGACTGGACAATGTGATAGGCTGAGATTCAACCGGTGTTGGTATAGGCTGAGAAATAGTAGAGGTCATCTTGTATTTACCCAAAACAAAAACGGCTCAGTTTATAAAAGGTTGACAACTGTGGTTTTTGTGTTACAATAAATACACTATAGGAGAATTCCGTGGCCACACTTTTGCCAAAAACGCCTGCCAAAACCAATTATCTCAACAATCGAGATATCTTAAAACAAATACATCTCAGCAAAAATACCTACTGCACTTATCTAGATCCAGCAAATGATCATCAATTTGATTTGATATTGCCGGCCTTAGCAAAAATCAATCAGCGTACCGTGGCTGAGGCTCGACGAAATCGTGCCGACCGAATCAAACGTGAAACCGGTGTAGTGGTTGATCCAAAAAAAATTGACAACAAAGACCTGGTATTTCGTGTGACCACCTGGGACCACATACCCATGGCGGCCAAAAAAGTGCCAAAATCTACAACCAAAAAGAAAAAAATTGAAGATATTTTTGAACTGGACATGCCCGAAAATGACGGGCTGGACGATCTGGTGGACATTCCGGTGCTGGACGACAAACATGTGCGTTTGAATTTTCCGCCGTTTTATCACTATAGATTGGACGAAAACAAACAACCGGTGCTGGTGGGCAAAAGCCACTGGAAGGGCGCATTGGACACCGGTGAGTTCTGCAAAGACCACGGCCAAACCACCAGAACCCTGGCCACCATGTATATAAAATTGTGCGAACGCTATGCCACCAGAAGCAACTGGCGAGGCTATACCTACAATGAAGAAATGCGCGGACAGGCCCTGTTGCAACTCAGTCAAATTGGCTTGCAATTCGACGAATCCAAATCGCAGAACCCTTTTGCGTATTACACTGCTGCCATCACCAACAGCTTTACTCGTATCTTGAATCTGGAAAAGAAAAATCAAAACATCCGCGATGACATGCTGGAAATGGCCGGGCTGAATCCTAGCTGGACGCGCCAGAACTCTGGCAAAGCTGGCATGGCAGCCATGTCCGGTCCGGTTGTAATCACCTACGAAGAGTAGTATAATAGGTAGATGCCTAACCTATTTCAAAAAGCCGCGGTCTTCACAGACATACATTTTGGACTCAAATCCAACAGTCAAACACACAACGATGACTGTTTGGATTTTGTCAAATGGGCCACTGCCAAGGCTCGAGAAGAGGGTTGCGAGACCTGCTTGTTCCTGGGTGACTGGCACAACAACCGAGCCAGTTTGAACATTGTCACACTGAGTTATAGTCTACGAGCATTGGAGCATATGAATGACAACTTTGAACATGTGTATTTTATTCCTGGTAACCACGATTTATATTATCGCGATAAACGTGACATTCAAAGCGTGGAGTGGGCAAAGCACCTC